AATAACCCAGAGCCGGTCTCGTCCGTTACCGCAGCCGCTAAATTTGCACTTGAAGGCGTACCAAGGAATGTCGCTACACCAGCGCCAAAGCTTGTAATCCCCGTGCCGCCGTTAGCAACCGCTAATGTACCCGCCAAAGTCACAGCGCCCGTGGTTGCACTGTTTGGCGTCAAGCCCGTAGTGCCAGCGCTAAAACTAGCAACGCCAGTAGCAGCAGCAGTATCAACATATAGCTTATTAGCAATGTCAGTATTAGACGATGGGGTTGTGCTAATCGTGCCCGTAGTCAACGCAACAGACGTAATGTCTGTATTGGCCCCACTAGCCGCGGCGCTTAGATTAGACCGTGCCGTTGCGGCATCTGTAGCCCCTGTACCGCCGTTTAGAACAGGCAAGGTGCCCGTTACCTGCGTAGCAAGGCTAACCCCAGATAATGTGCCGCCAAGCGTCAAATTTCCAGAGGAAGTAACCGTCCCAGTCAACGTAATGCCGTTAACCGTGCCAGCCCCGCTAACCGAAGTAACCGTACCCGCACCGGCAACCGTATCCCAAGCAAACGCTGCCCCGTCCCATTTGAGGAACGTATCAGCCGATACCGGAGCGTCAACAAAGCTCGTATTACTCGGCGAGGCCTGGTAAGGAATCTTATTTGCAGCTCCACCGGCAATGTTTGTTGCGCTTATTGGGGTGCCTACAAGGGTAATTGTGCCGGATCCCGTAACCGGGCCGCCCGTGGTCGTTAAACCAGTCGCGCCACCAGAAACATCAACCGAGGTAACAGTGCCATCCCCAGAGCCAAAGTTCGTCCAACTATTATTTTGATAGCCTTCAAATCGGCTTGTTGTTGAATTGTATCGAGCCTCGCCGTTTATGGCGCCACCAGGACGGTCCCCCGTTGACCCGATAGGCAAGACCATACCTTCAACGCCAGGCATTACCGGGTTGTCCGCTAAGCCAATCGTTGGGTTACCTGGGCCCGTACCGTCAGCAACCACGATCTCACTAGCCGTGCCTAAGATCTCTAGGGCGGTCACAGAGGCGCCGCCGACCAATCCCATGATCCCAGTACCAGAGAGGCCGTTAATCGTCCCTACGGTGCCATCTAGGCTGATTACAGGGTTACCGCCTGCGCCAGTGCCGTTAGTAACCGCTACCCCCGTACTACTACCGGTGATTGTGCGGCCAACGACTGCCCCGCTGGACTTAGAAATCATCCCGTCAACGCAGGTCTCTAGGCTGCCTGATACGCCGTTCAACGTAACAGCCAGAGTACCAAGGGCGCCCGTGTCAACTAGGCCGACACCGGTCGATCCCTGTAGCTGCCTTGAATTAGGCAGCGTAGGCTGATTAGTTGCCGTAAGAAACGTCTGCTGCTGGGTAGGCGAGTTTGCAATCGCACCCGTCGTCGTCTGGACCGTCTGGCCATTCTGACTGATTGGAACCGATTCAGTGCCTGTTAGCGCCTGCGCTGCCGGCAATTGGGTAATCGTAACTTGTGCCATTATTCGCTCGGGGAAATGATGTCAAGATTCCCATTATTTTCTGGGGTCTGCGTGTTTTGGTTCGTCGATAAATCAAAGTCACCATTCGTCCCAGTCACAATAGCGTTTGGCTGTACCGCAACGCTCGTATCTGGGCGAGGAAATCTCAAATTAATGCGCTCCGTCTTCCTAGCAGGTAGTCTATACGGATCAAACTCATCCTTACAACCCTGGTCGCATACGCGCAGGCCAGGGAAGTTAGGGTCCGGCTGCAATGAGACAAACGTGCGCTTCATCTTGCACCGGTCACAGATACCGATTGCAAGACTTGTCAGGCCAGTTGTGTCTAAGAATCTTGGCATTAGGCTGTGTAGACCGAAATATTCGACGACAGGTAAATTGGCGACTTGTCGCGCTCTTCCTGCTCAGCCTCAAAGAAGTACTTCTCAGCCATTCTCTCAAGGTACGTGATCCGATTATCTGACACGGCCGGCAGCTCTAACGACATCCGATGCGCAAGCATGAAAATGACCGCCTCATACCACCGCTGCGGCACTTCCAACTCGTCCGTCAAGGCGCCAACGTCCATGATCTGACGCGAAGACCATGTCGTCATCTGAATAAACGGGTCGCTAGGAACAGGCCACAAGTAAATGCCAGGCTGCGGGATTGTCCGGTTGAACCAAAATTGGTACGGCTGGTTTGCAGTAAAGTTCTTATTTGGCAGGTTCGTGTAGTCGTCACGGTTTAGGCGGGACATCTGGATTTCACGCGAGTTATTACCTACATAGAACTCACGCAGTGCCATCGTCGCACCACCATAAACACGTACACGGTAATACTCAACCGTTTGGCCAGGGTCAACGTCAGTCCAAATCCACTGGTTATCGCTGACTACAACAGACCCAAGATCGTCAAGGGTGTTCCAAGTAGCTCCATCAGTGGAGTACTCAAAAATAACGGACCAAGTAGAAGAACCACCACCAGCAACATAAGGAAGAATCCCAATGCTGCCAGCATAAATAGGATTATTAGTTCCATAGCTCACCTGGATGTTGCCATTAGCCGAGGTCTGCTGACAGAAGGTGTCAATATCACTATCAGCCACGTTTGCTACCACACCGCCGGCAGAGCTTGAATAGCTGCCGACAGGACGCTCCATTTGACGGTACAGGACGTTAAGCACATCAACCGTACCGAGAGGCATCTCGTAGATGTATTGGTCAGCCTTGAGCCCAATAACCTTCTTATTAATCGCCCAGTACTGGATACCTAAGTTCGCTATATGCGAAAGGGCAAAGAACAGCGACTGCCGCGCTGACAGTAACTGCTCAGATGTCAACTCCTCAGCTAATTTCCCACAACGACGAGCGCCATGATCAATTAACGTCTGGACATTAATGACTGTAGTGCCAACTGTCCCAGAATATGCCATGACAACCCTTTACCATCCAGGTGATTTTTTCGAGCGAGACTCGCCCGTGCTTGCCTTTGATTTGATGCTACCGCCCTTCTTGTACCCGAGCTGACGGCCTAAGCTGCCAGCAGGGGATGGAGACAAGGTGGTCATGGCCTGAAAGCCCGGTGTAGACGTTCCCACAGCCTGGTTGATCTGGTTGAGAGACGAGCCAAGCGCCTGCGCACCCTCAGATATCTTATCGATACCCGTTGCAGCATTAGCGCTCATGTCTGGGCCCATGTCGGTTAACCCACCATCAGCCATCTTTTTAACTTTAGCCATATGAGCCTTGATTACCAATTACATTGATTTTTGTTCTTACTTGCAGTGCTAATCTTACTTGTAGAAATAGCGCCACCTTTTTTCTTACCAATTTGTTCCAACATAAGCCGATCTTTTTCAAATTGCTCTCTGTCCAACGGGTTCATATCTTTTAACTTTGTTCGCTTACCCGATGTTCGCATTTGTCTAAATCTTTGTTTTTCTTCTTCAGAAAATTCACCTTGTGGGGCAACATTAACTGCACCACCTTCTATTTCCGAATTTAACTCTGCAAATGCATCTGCTGCTGATCTTGGCATAATATTCTCCTTACCAACCTGGGCAATTCCAACGCTTCATCGAAGCTCGGGACCTACTACCTTTTTCACTCTTTTCTGCTACTGCACCCATTCTCGCGCAGAATGAATCCCGGCGCTTCCCACCCTCTGGCTGCGGAGCCTTGAGCTCAGATCTAGTCTCGCGGTTATATTTCTCGCGGCCTTTTTGCGTCAAACCGGCGCCACGCTCAACAGGCATCTTCTCGCCACGGCCAACCGCAAGAGACACACCACCCTTCGCCATCTTTGCAGTCTTAGCGGATTCCTTAAACGCACCAGCCGTCGGGGCACCCTCAGAGCCAGGCTTACGCATCTTCTCGCCAGAGCCCTCAGCAATTCTCTGCCTCTTGGCGCGGATATTTTCGTACAAGCCACCCCCAGCAGCCTTAGCCTCTGGAAGCTTGCTGTAGGCCTTCTTACCCACGTTAGATTGGACGTATTCAGCAGCAGTGGAAGCTGGGATGCCAACCTTTTTCGCAATCTTAGGATTATGCGCAGCGGCCTGCATTAATCGAAACTGTGATTTAGATTTGGCTGGCATAATTAGCCACAGAAAATAGTGACAGCCGCACTAGCTGGCAACGTGACATGAATATTGGTCGTAAATCGGATTCCATTGCCCGGAAGTAGCGTTGAAATCACGGCAGTGTTAACTGTAATATTTACCCGCAAGAGCACCGTCCCGCCTGATCCACCATCACGGAAAACAATCTCACCGGCAACGCCACCAGAGGCAAGCTGATACCCGGCAAGGTTTGTTGCCCCGGCATAAATTGTCCCCGTCGCATCAGCGTGCGCTGCAAATACATTTGTCAATGTTGACATTTAAATCTCCAATTAAAAGTAGGGGCCGAAGCCCCCACCTTATTTAGCAAGCACCGCCACGCTTTTTACCTGGGGCGACCGTTACTGACTTCTCAGTCTTGGTAACAGAACCCTTTGGTATTACAGCCGGCTCACCGGTGAACAACTTTTTTGCCTTGCCGTACATTTCCTTCATCATGCTCATAGGATTCATTGCCTCGTCGAGTTCCTTTTGGACCTTTGGCACATTCTCAAACGCCTCACGACCCTTACGATCTAGCTTTTCCTCTTGAGCCTCACGAAGCAAACGCTTCTCAGTTTCGCCTAAACCGCCTGTGGAAAACTTCTTCACGCTGCCACCCTTTTTAAAGGTGCCAGACAGTTGGTTAATGCTTACAGGCGCTGATGGGCGCTTGTTACCTTGTGGCATCTTGACGGCACGACCATCGCTCTGGACAGCCCCACCGTCAGCAAACTTTTTTGCTGCACCACCAGTCTTGTAGCCGCCACCGTTGCTTTTCTTGACGCTACCAGTTGTAGTACCGCTTACGCCAGGAGGGGTCGTGCTAACGTTGCCGTTAACGCCGCCACCCTTAGCGTACATCTTTACGCCACCACCATGCTTATAACCACCGCCGTTACCCATCTTTACTTCACCTGTTTTTGCAGGCGAATGGTCAGGGTGAGCCGTCGTTATCTTACTTTTGCCCATTTCGGACTTGATGATGCCGCCGGTAGCGTAACCGCCTTGACCCATCACGACGCCGCCAGTAGCAAACTTCTTACCGGACATCGCCTTTTTGATCATTGCGCGGTCTTGAGCTGCATCTGCATGCGCCTCGCCACCCTTTTTCATCATGGCAGCAGCACGGCCGATTGGAGCCGCAGGAGCAGCACCGCCTGGTCGAGCCATCATCGCACGACGACGTGCAGCCATTGACGGCTTCATCGGCGCCGTACCCGGCATAGCAGCGCCAGAAGGCAAGCCGCCGCGGGTAGGCATGCGAGGAGCGTCCACAGATGGAGTGCCGCCCATTTGCATCTTCTTCTCTACTGAACCACCTTTTTTGAGCTTGAGCTCGACGGTAGGCTCCGTGGTCATCATTTTGACCATTGGTTTAAATTGACCCATTTCCTTCTCCTATTAGGCTTGCGTGACGCCAAGGGCGCCCGCACGAGTTGCGTTTGGACCGGCTGCTATTGCGGACAGTAAGACGCCTACTACAAGGCGCTTAATGCCGTCACAGGCTGATGAGGGATCATAAGTCCCCCGAACGTCTCCTGTGGCTGCTGTTGCAGTCGTGCTGTCGGCGGCGACAAAAGTACCAGTGTCTGCGGCTAAAGTGTTATCCCACTTTACGCTGCCAATATAGCCAGCGTTAGAGGCGCGAACAGGAAGGCCAATTACGTCAGACGTGCCTACAGTAATTGCAACGACAGTGCCGCCGCTTACCGTAACGCCCGTAATAACAGAAAAAGCCTTCTTGCCGTTTACCGTAGTCGATGCTACCGCACTCGACGTAATCGTCTCCGTCATAGCCTGACCATAAATGTCAAAGCCAACAACGGTGAAAATACGTGAGGTCGGTGTGCCTGACCCAGTACTAACACTTACAGCACGCGGGACATCTAGCCGATAACCATTCTGAAAGTTAGTGACACGGAACAGCGTGACACTTGTACCCGCAGTTAAAGTTATCGCACCAGCACCCGCAGGGGTTTGTGCAGTTGCCAGGTTGTTGATAACCGCCGCGGCCGGGACTGTATCCCATACATAGATCCGGCCAAGCGGCCCAACACCTGCTGACATAGGGGAGGGGTCGCCAAGCGACATCCCCATCTCAGTAACCGCAGTCCCGAGGAACAAATCATCATCGAACTGGGGCATGGTCTACTCCTTAGGCGTTGAAGCCGGTGCCGTCAACAATACCTGCCGAAGCAAAATTACCCGCAAACGCAATAGAAGTACCGCTTAGGTCAATTGATACTGCATCCAATGCTGTGTCACTCGCAAAGAAGTTACCCGAAATAAGACCATTATCCTCAACTTGAGCATCAAGCTTCAGGTAAAGGGCTTTGTTAAAGTCCATAAACTGATTGCCAGAGACTTGCGTCGTTTGGAACGTATAAGTTGCCGAAGCAGCCGTCACAGACTTAATGTCAGCGCCAGTAATGCCAATAAAACGATTGTTAGCAACCACATTGTGCGTCGTGCCAACACCAATCGGAGCAGCAGCAGCTTGGAAGCGCATACCAATTGCAGCAGATCCGCGGATTAGGCTGTTCTGCACAACGTTCTCAGATGCGGTATAAGCATCGTCCGTTGCGTTTACCTGGAAAGCCAAGCAGGCCTTGTTTGCCGTCATTGCTGCGTTGCCATCAAAGACGCAATTGTCAAACACACCGCCGTTACTGTCAGTGATTGCAACATCGCTGTTGTCTTCATTGTAGAAACGCATGTTGCGAATGACTACGCCTTGCGACTCAGTAATGGTCAGGGCAGTGCCCGTTGCATCACCAACGTCAGGACGCTCATAGCCGCCTACTTGGCAACCAATAATCGTCAGATAGTTGATGCCGCTGATAACCAAGTTCTCGTTGTAGGTGCCAGGGAACACAAGAATTGTGTCGCCAGCGCCAGACGTACAGGCGTTAATCGCAGCTTGGATAGTCGTCGCAGTAATCTCTACGCCGGCGCCTGGAGGGCCAACTTGGCCAGTCGCGTCAACATAAATAACCTTGCCGTTACCGTTAGGAACAGAAATAGGGGCAGGACCAGTAACTGGAACGCCGAAAGAAGTAATCCCGTTAGGGAAGTTTGTTAGCATCGTCTTCTCCTTGAAAAGCTTGACGAATTGATAAAAAGGCCGAGTTTCCCCGGCCCCAATACTTAAATACCAGGCGTACCGTACAGAGTACGTGGGTCAGTCCAGCCCACCTGATAACGCTCAGTTGCCTTGTAACGCATGGTGTCGGTCTCAAAATCACCTTCCATCGTCTTTTCAAGGCGACGACGCATCAGAAGCTTAGTGCCTTCTGGAGCATCGGTCTGAACCCACCAGGCGCTTGAATTGGTCAAACGCGACAGCACTGCAGCGCCTTCATCAAGCAAGCCAATTGATTTGACTGGGTTGATGTCGTTGTTTGCATTGCCTGAACGCAGGACCGACTTCAGCAGAACTTCAGCCTGGAACACATTGCCTGGGGCAACCACCAGTTGACGTGGGACCAGACGGATTTTCTTCTGGTTGTTGTCAACAGCCTGACGGATCTGGATGAGCATCTGCTCAAGCGAGGTCTGGGACAGGTTAGCAGCGGTCGTCAGCAGGTTGCTGAAGGTGCCGTTAGCGATTGGGTGCGAAGCATTGCTCAGCGACACACCGTCACCGCCTGGGTAGGCCGAGTTAAACGCACGGTTCAGCACGTTCGCGCACAGGGTTTCCTTGGTTTCAATCAAGGACTGAGCGAGGTGACGGGCATAGACCGAGCCGATACGGATGTGGTCGCCGTCTTCCACCAACACTTTGGTCAACGCGAAGGCCAGGCCATACACGTTGTAAACATAGCGCTGCAGGAACAACACGCCGCCCTGCTGATACGTTACCGGAGTACCGTCTGGCAGTTGTGGGGCGAGACCAAAACCATAAAGAACTGGCTCTTCGTGGTAGTTGCGTGGGATACCGTCTTGCTCACGGAACACGCGTGACCATTCGTCAGTACGTTGATCATAAACGCCGTCAAAGCATTCGTTCATGATTGGTTCAACGATACTACGGAAGTCTGTACTTCTCATCGGGGCTGCCATAATTCAGTCCCTCCTTTAGATAGCGTTAATTGCTGCAACGTACTGACTGAGAGCAATCTGTACTTGAACAATCGTATAGGAATCACCCCAGGCATTATCTGGATAGGGGGCCAAGTTGATGACACGCATCACGTTAGTTGAACCAGAACCAGCAGGGGTCGTTCCCAGGGAAGCGGAGGACAGGCCAGTAGTAGTGGAACCAGTAGTTGGGTTGGTAATGTCATACTGATCACCGACCGAGTTTTGCGCGAGTGAGCCAGCAGACTGCATCTCATACACAATGTTCGGGTCGCTGTAGTAGTACGCAACCAAAGAATTTGTCTGGAACGATTCGTTAGCAGGCCAGAATGGCGAGATGCGACGACGACCTGTCGAATCAGTCCACTCAACACCAGCAAACGCGCCTTGAATGGCTTCGCTACCAGAACTATTTTCAATCCAGCCAGCAGTGTTCATCTTCACGGGCGCACCCTTGAAAATGTTCGCGGCGTAGCCGAGGGATACGTTTCCAGAAGTGGAAACAGCTTGAATGCCGTCAGCAAGTGCAACAGCGCGGTCCAAACCGGATGGATGGAAAGCGGGGCGCATGCCAAACGGAGCAGCAATAGTACTCATATTAGCTCCTAAATGGTTTAATGCTTACGCTCAGGCAAATACCGGAGCAGAAAGCGGCTTATCAATATTGCCCAAGCCTTCGCCTTCGACTTGTCCGAGCTTGCGACCCGAACTATCACGTCCAACCTGAGATTCAGCCTGCACCTTGATCTTATTAGCCTCTTCCATTGGCTGATCATGGTGAAAGTGAGTCATGATCTCCTGATAAATGTCTTCAGGGATCTTGAACAACAACATCTCGTTACACGCAATATAGCCAATATGCTCCCCAGCCTTTACGCGGTGATTTTCAAACCCGTCTATCTCTTCTGCTTTCACAGGTACATAGCCAAGTCGAACCCGCTTATCGATACTGTCGTAGCCATTGGTTGTCGATAACCAGCAAACGTGCCATCCCGGCAATTCCGGGGCATTGGGCAGCGCACTCTGTGTCCATTCATCGCTCCACATCTTTCGACGTTCCTGCGTTGACACAAACTTCTCATCAGATGACGCCCTTTTAGTGTCCTCGCTTGCGCGATCTTCACGGCCACCTGACTTCAATGATTTCTTTAAACGTCCGTCCATAGTTAGCTCCTTGGGTATTTGCGTGATTCACGGGCATAGCGTTGCAGCATCTTCGTGCGGAGAGCTTTGTTCTCCCACAACCCTGCGTCTTTCATTGCCCGTATCTTTTCTGGCTCAATTGTGACGTTAACTCTGCCACCTTCTGACATCGTCTCCCGCCCAGATCCAGTCACCACACTCCGAGGACGCCTACTTGATCTTTCGTCATCAGAATCAGTATAACGGTGAGGTAATTGTTTATGCAACTGTCTATTAAATTCGCGCCAATATTCCGGCGTGGCCGGGTCCCAGCCCTCCTCATGAAGCGTAGAATCGATCACCTTAGCGATCTTGCTGTCCTGGTCCTTGAGGCCTGGGTCATACCAGTCGTTCTCCGATAACCAGTTATCAGAGTGCCGCTTGATCCGAGGATCATGGGCTGGCGCCTCCTGAGCAGCTTGGTTTGCACGCTGCTTTAAGTGCCTGAGCTGCTCTACCTTCTGCCTAGCCTCATAGACGGCGTCCTGGGCCTGGACGCTTAAAGAGCCGTCCGAGTTATTGACAGCCTCCTCAAGCTTAGCCTGGGCGTACTGTAGGCGCCGCTCCTCGTCGTTAATAGCCCGGTCAATCTGAGCTAAGTCGGCACCCTGGGCCTTGCGCTCTAGGACAGCTAAGCGCTCCTTCATGGCCGCATTTTCGCGGTCAAGCATCTGCAGGCGCTGGTCCTTCTCTACGTTGGTCTTCTTGATGTACTCTTTTTTGGCTTTCCGACGGGCACGGCGTGCCTCCCGAATCGGGCTGTCGTAGTCGCCATCGGCGCTTTCGTCATCCGCATCGTCGTCTGCCTCTTGTGCTCCACCTGCTGCGGCGCTTACCGGCTCATCGTCATCCTCGACCTCATCGGCCGGCATAGTGATAACGACACCACCGTCCTTATCTTCCCGATATTCCAACTCGGTTTCTTTTGTATCTGTACTCATAGCTCCTCCTTAGAGAAAGGCACGCATAGCCATCGGGTCGCCCGTTAGCTTTGCGATAACTTCATGGTCGTTAAGGATCATAAAAAGGGCAGGGTCTTCGTAATCATCATCCCCCGGTACTTTCACTTCCCAACGGTCGCCGCCCCACTTAGGGACGCGGATATAGTCGCCAACCTGAATCCAAGTGCCTTCAGGCCAGTACTCCATCGTGTCGCGGTTCTTATAGGCCAATGGGCCCAGGGCAACCACCACCGCTACCATGTTGTTCCACTTTTCGGTTTCCTTCGTCTCTTCGACTAGGATAATTCCCGCGCTCGTCGCCTTTTTGTGTGTACGCCGCAACTGAACTAAGATGCGACCTCCAAGGGGTTGTGCACCGGGATCCACGCTCGGAAATGCCCAAGCTAACTCAGCGTTATCACACGCTACCGGTTCATTCATTTTCATTATCTTCCTTTAGCAAATCGTTAAGAATATTCAAGGCATCACTCAACCCTAGATTCTGCCCGACCATCCTCTGATAAGACTCCCAGTTCACTGCATTACCAGCAGCGAGGGACACAGCAATTTCCTGCTGTTTAGCCTCAACCAGACTGATGAAGTCAGAGATAGTGTTCATTTACTTTTCGTCTGTGGTAAGCCTCCTGAGGATTTTTGGGCTGAGCTACCGCCTTTTGGTTGAAGGGACGTACCGTCAAGCTTCTCGCCCATTGCGATGCGCTTGTGTTGCGGTACGTTGATGCCTTTTTGCTCTTGATCACTCGTTGCCATAATTTCCTCCTGAGGGGATTAAAGATAAAACGGTCTTGTCTTGCTCGTGAGAGAGCTTGGCAGCATCCCGCGTTAAACGGGCCGTCTCGATGCGTTCTTTCATGTCCTGGTCGTTGGTCGCAATGGCCAATTTCAACTGCTGATCCTCCATAGCAATGTCGAAGTCCTGCTTCATCTTCGCCATAGTCTCCTGGGCCTTCGTAGCGGCCTTCTGCGCCTCTAACGACATCTCGGCCTTGTCCCGCTCTGCACGACGCTGCGTCTCGGCCATAGAGGTGTCCAGAAGGACCTTGGTGTCCGGCGACATTGGCGGCTGAGGACGGTACTTCTCGGCCATCTGGGTGATCTGCTGGATAACCGGCATAATCCCCGACAGGGTCTGCTGCGTGTCCATGTCTACGTGCTGAGACGCGGCACCAAACAGCTTGTCCACCATCTTCGGGTCCTTGAGGAGCTCGTACTCGGCCATCTCCTTACCTAGCGACTGCTCTACGTAGCCGTTCATGCGGTTCAGGTACCAGAGCACAATGTGCTGCTTGACGTGCTCCATCACCTTAGGCACGAAAGTCGGGGCAATTAACGGATTGGCGCCCAGCACCGGGTTCTTTGCAAAGTCTAGGTGCGCCTGGATGTGGCCAAGGTGGTCCTGCTCAGGGTAAGCCGCGGCCATCTGGCCAATTGCCATTGCCACGTTCTCGTTAGCAGCGTCAGTCTTGACCGGCGAAGGGGTATCGACCATCAGCTCGTTAACGCCAGGCACTTTGATCTGCTTTAGGAAGCGCTCAATGACCGCCTTGCGGTTAAATAGGTCAGGGTTCTTCTCCATAACCGCCATAACCGCCTGCGTCTGCGCCATTCGCTGCGTTTCGCTGAAGATATGCGGGTCAGAGACAGGAATAACGTCCGTAATACGGGCAAAGTCCTCGCGCTTGATGTTCAAATCCTCAACCGCCTCACCGCGGCGCATATCGTCGAGGTACCAGCGGTTAATTCGGGACAAAATCCGCAAGACACGCCCTTGGGACGTATGCATACGGGCGTGGATGCTCGAAAATACGACCGCGCCCTGCTCAATCAACGCCTGAGTCGTGCCAACAGGCGTGTTTGAGTTAACGTCGGCGATCTTTTCCTCAGCCGTGGTCACTACACCCTTGGCTGCGTTGTTTAGCCAGCCTAAAAGCTCCAAAAGTACCGGGCTTGGCGGGTTAAACGGCAGCGGCATGGCCACCTTACGGATGTCGTCAACGCCAGGAGCAGCCTCAATCTCCGTTACCTGCGTGATTTCGATGTTCTGCGACTGGCCAGAGATCTTCGAGCCCTTCAATTTCAGCGCAGTCAGCGAGTTATTGGTATGTGCGGTGTCTAAAAGTGCCCTCAAGGCACCCGTCAAGGCTGCAGATAAGCCACCAATTAGGTGCGGCAGGCCAATTGCATAGGCGCCACGCCAAGGGATGAACTTAAATTCGACGATCCAGTCCAACTTCGACATTGTCTCGTCGCCCTCTTCCCAGTTCCGGTACAGGCCGACTACCTCGTTGTCGAACTCGTCGATCATCAGAATGTACGGGGCGCTCTCGCCCTTAGAATACTTGTCCTCTTCGAGCTCTAACCAGGTATAGATGTGATAAACCCGGCGCACGCCGTCCTCGTTGTCACCGGCAGTGATACCCTCAACCTTGTCGTTAGCCTTTTTAGGCTTCGTTGGCTCGGGCTCAGCGGTGGCGCGGATAAAGTCAATGTCGCGGTATAGGCCAGACTTGATACGAGACTTGAACTCCATCTCCGTAATGTCCTGGATCTCAGTTACGCGCTGGGCTGTGTAGAAGTTAGCCGCGGCAAATGGCAGCAACACGTTGTCGATTGGCAGGAACTCAGTACATGGCCGGCGTTTTTTCTCGTCGTACCACATTTTTAGGTACTGGGAGCCACCTAACGGTAGCTGAGTGCAGAGCTGCTCCTCCTCGTCACGGAACTCCTCAATCTGCTCCGTGAGCTGCCAGTTCATGAAGTCGCGCTTACGCTCAGCGATCTCAATCTTTTCCTTGTCTACCTCGCCAAGGATCTTAGTCCGGGTTGGACCGTCAGGCGGGAACATCTCCTTAATCGCCCGTGAGGCAAAGTCTACGCAGGCCTCAGCCATAACGGGATGGACGACCTTAGAGGCCCCCTGGAACTGCGCACCACCTGGGGCGTCGTTACCTAAGCCGGTGCGCTTGATGCCCTCTTCGTACTGCTCATCGCGCTTCTTACGGGCCTCCTTATCGTTGTCGATAAGCTTGATGTAACGCATAGCCATCGTGGACACGTCGAAGTCAAAGTCCTCACCCTCAGATAGGTTCTGATAGAAGTCCTCGTTCTCGCGTGGCCCCTTTGTGTCCATCTTCACAATGACGGAACCGTCAGGGAGCTCCTCGATGTCATCATCGTTAATATCAAGCTCAACCTCTACGCCCTCTTCATCCTCTTCGCCCTGTGGCGCCTCAGACATAGGATCTACGAATCGGTCAAACGCTGGGTCAATTGGAAATTCTTGTGCCATAGTTTAATCCTGTGTTACATTAATGATTCCGACCACTACCCTTAGGGAGGGCATCATGGATAATGAAAAACGTTGTGCAGTTGTTTCAGGCTTTGAAAAAGACGGAAAATTTCTTGTTGTCGAATACACGCAAGAAGACGGCCAACGCGTCAAAGCTGGTTTTGAGCGCGTACTCTGGATACGCGGATCGAAAGAGGTAAACGAAGAGACCAAAGCTATCCTCGCCCGTGGGCCTGAGTTTGTGATAAGTGGGCAAGGCCGCCCTTACGCTTCTCTTGCTCAGCAGGCAAAGCCTCGCCGGCAGCCAAAGCCGCGATTAAGCCAGGAACCCCCTTGTCACGAATGATGCGTAACGCATTCATCAAGTCTTCACGCGTCGGCATTTTCTTGCTTTTCGATACAGACTGATAAATCTCTAGTAACTCAGGGGATATTTCTTGCATGCCGGCAGACAGGCCTTGTTTCTCTGGCGCTCTGAGTCCACCGTAAATATCTAAGAACTGACGGGTCGCAGCGCCGGACCCCTCTTTTTGTTCCCAGGCAGGGCCATAATCTACGTAGTCGCCCGTCTGGGTAGCTCTTCGTGCGTCTTTGCTGCCCATTAGGGCAGACAATTGTTTAGCGTCCTCAACGGCTGGAACGTCACCCCAATTTAAGACTGATACGCCGGCACCCGTATCCGCTAAGTCGTACTTACCACCAAGTAACGCCGACGTTAATCCCATTTTTTCTGGGTCGGCTTTCTTTTCTAATGGCAAAACAAGGCTGCCCCCCTCTTCGTCTGGCATCATTGCATGCCACGGCGAACCCCTTTGTGCCGTCATATACCCGCGGCCAGCCTCAGCCCCGGTTAACTGCCTCTGAATATTCCCAGGTATTTCTAGGGCGCCAGTTTTTGTATTTGGAATCAATGGCACTTCAACGCCAGACGCAAAGCCTGGGCTGATCTCCATCGGTTGCCGACTTACGTCCGGGGCTTTTAATGTTCCTTGGTAAGGAATGTCACCAGAAGGCCGGAAAGCACCCGTCATCGGGCGAGTGGCTATGGGCTTTAACCCTACCGACTGTTGCATGATATCGAGCCCCTGAGGGTCTCTAAAGGCCGAGGACACGCGGCTAGAGAAGTTAGATCGGGAGCCAAAGGGAGCGTCAATTAGATCTTCCAGATGCCCGGTCCCGCGGCCTGGGACATATTCATGCGTGCTGTATGCAAAGGCTGACTCGGGCGGAACAATCTCGCCGGTTTCCTTGTTTATCTTTACGCCAGGGAATACACGTCCCCGGCTTTCCATGCCACGTAAATCACGTAAGCTTTCAAGCCGCTTCGCTGCGTTTTCCAAATCACGCTGCTCACTGATTGATAAATTTTGAGTTTTCGAGGAAAACGGCGTTGGCTTGAGGCCAGCCAATTGCTCCCCGTACCCAGCTTCCCCTAATATATTCCCGTATTTACCCTCACCGAGTAACGTAGCAAAATCTGGGGTGCCGCGGATTACATCCGGTGTTAACAGTCCACGCTGGAGGATCTCCCTTGCAGGCAAGCCCGTTGCCCTTTGCATCTCATACAATGGCATAAAGGTGGACCAGGTAGTCTCTTGGGCCTCGGATGGATACATCCCGGCTTTTTGACCCGCTTCCCGCGTTCGAGCGGATGCGCCAATATACCCAGGGGATAAACCTGGGTCGCCCTTTAATAATTGAATTGCCGATGGGGATCCAGAAAATAGGCCTTGGTCAACACCCATGCCTGATGCCATCCACGCATCGTTCGTTACCTTGTATACGTCATCGGTGAGATTTTTATAAAATGAATCAACCTTTGGCCCGGATAACGTTACCTTTGTTGGGTCTCGCGCCGTTAACGCTCGGACGGAATTGTTAGCCCATGCCTCAAGCACCGACTCTTCACCCTTAATGCCTGCGACCGATGCGCCCATTATTTTGCGGATTTCACTAGGGTCAACTGGCCGGCCAGCAGCGGTCCAGTTCTTCCAGGTGTTCAATGTGTTCAGTAGATTCATTTCTACAGAGGTCTGCGGCGACATGGCAGCTAACAATGAAGCAAAGCGGGGCGCATCTTGCACACCGAAAACGTCAATCAAAGCCTGCGTTGATGCGCGATACCAGCCACGCTTCGGTTCCCCAGCCTTTGCAACGCTGGCCAATTCCTTGGCAGATGGCAATACGTTTAACAGCCGGTCCATTTTTCGAATGCTGTCTGGATCCGCTAAGATTTTCCCGAGTTCCATCGGCGTCATAAACTTCGTCGCGTCATAAACATCAGGCGACGTTTGGCGCACTTGCTCTAATTTTTCTTTCTGAACGTCGGTTAGCTGCTCCTTCTGCTGCTTCCTGAGCTCTTTGCTCGTCTCCCCGCGGACCGGCTCTTTCGTTGGGGCTAAGGCGCCTTTCAACTCTCTAGCTTTAGGTGCGCCGCCCTCAGGGGCAATGCCCATCATCATGCCGGACCGCTTCATCTCTTTTTCAAGCAGATTGGCCATAGCCGGCCCAAGCTTTTTAGACCCAGCCTTGATAGCCTGGGGCAATGCGTTCACCGGCAGTGGCACAAAGCCGCCCAGATCCTGGCTAATTTTGCCTGTCTGAGTCGTTGGGGCAAACGGCAGGTTTTCCTTAAAGTACTCTGAGCCATACGGTATCTGGTAAGACTCGCCCGTCATGGTCTTCGGGATATCAAACATGTTGATAATATCTGCCGGGCCACCAGCAAATGTTGATGCCGCACCACGGGCAACGCCGCCTAACATTTGAGCTAGACCACGTATGGCGCCAGGGATCATGTCGTCTTTTGCTACCTTCGTGCCTGCCCGTGTCCGAGCCTGGCCACCGGTCTTCATGCTTACCGGGCTCACGAACGGGGCAACGTCAGCAAGGCCGAACCCTTTAGGTCCCGATACCTCACCGCCCTTAGCCATGTTAGGCAGGTGGTTGCCGGCTTTGTACCATTCGCTCAATGTCATCGCGTCACCCTCTATTGTTAACTTTAGCAATTATCATGGGGTCTCCGTTAACCGTCTACCGACTATGCGGCGTAAGGGTTAACACGCGTGCTCATCATGCCTGAGTCGATCAGGTCCTCTTCGTCATAGTCATCCCGCGGCGGTGCGTCGATCTCTAGCCAGCCGGCGTCGCGCAGGTAACGCAGAGCCTGGGTGCAGTTGTGAACTAAAACACCGTTTGCGTAGTAACAATGCTCATTTGCCACCGTTAGATCGTACACTTGCCGCATGGTATGGGTGTTCGTGACTGCTCTTACCAAGGCGGAACTTTGACTCTGCTGTTTGGCAGCTTGAGCCACAAAGAACCTTCCGAGCAACCTTTGCAGTCCCTTGCTTGCCGCACCACTTACAGGTGAAAGCCAACTCAGGATAAACCTTTGGCTTACTCCAAGCCTTTGCCAAAGACTCAGCGACATGCTTCTTATGCCAAGCCACGCCTTCTGCTGAACTGTGCCATTCAGCGGCCTTACCCCTGATGCTTTCGAGGTGGCGTAATTGCTTGTCTGATCTATTTCGTGCGGATAGCTCTGCTTTGTGCTCGTCCCTATGTTGTCTTGCTGGCAAGCACTTAAGGTTTGCGATGTCGTTGTTACCTGTGTCCCCGTCGATGTGGTGGACATGGTGGCCGTCTGGGATGATGCCGTTGTGGTGAATCCAGACATCCCTGTGAAGCCTTGCACCAGACCTTGAAAAGTATCGGCGATGTGCCGCATTATTGCCTTCAGGGTAACGGTTATATCTCTTGCCGTTGAAGACAACTGTTTCGACGGCCACACCTTCTTTGCTTCTGAATACCATGATTCCTCCTGTTGATACGTATACACAGTATCCACGTTTGGTATCAGCTTGTCAATGTGTATCCATCCAGTGTTTGTCATCACGTTATGGTTCCCAGTGCCGTACAGCTTAACGCCAGCATCGACCTCCCATATCTCTTTGATGCCGTTACTGAACACAGCCGTAACAGGTTGCGATCCATCGGGTGTAGATACAATGTCGCCCACAACCACTGCGTCAATGCGCTTTGTTGTGCCGTCAGCCATTTGAATTAACGTCTCACCGACAAGGCAGGCGTCCACAAAATCATCATGCGTGGCCTCTGGGAATGAGCATATCTGGCTGACGAAGCCCTCGGCCCAGTCGCGCACGAAGCCCTTACGGATGCTGCTCTCAGGGATCCAGACACGGCCCCGAGCGATAATGTTGGAGACAATGTTCAGGCGCTGCATCTTGTCAGCGCGGCCAGGGTTGTAGGCTCGGACCGGCAGGTGGGCTCGTTGCAGGTCTTGTATAAGACTGATGCCTGCGCTCTTGTCCTCGACTAGGATCAGGTCAACCCGCTTCTTTTCTTTGCCCTCGCCGAAGATCGTGTCGTACTCCTCAATGACCTTCGGGCGCAGGTCGGGGTACTGCAGCCGGTCCTGCCAGGCGTCGATCACCATCACGGACATTGGACCGTCCAGCGGTTTAAACATGCCGAAAGTAATGCAGGCCGTCGGGTCGTTGACCGTCTTCTCCGTATAGGCGCAGTCGTAGCTCTGAATGATGTACTCAAATTTAGGGAATTCCTTGCCGTTAGGCCAGAGCTTGAACATCTCCCGCTTGACGATGCCAGACTCCTCAGGATCCAGAATCTCGGCGTAGATCTCCTGCCGGCCGAGCTTCGTCCCCTCGTACTGCATGATCTGTTTCTGAAAATTACTCGACAGGTTCGCTATGTTGTCGTAGGTCGATGCCGTTGTAACAACAACGTCGTCACCGTCACGGCCAATAAGCTCCACGATCAAGTCCTTCGGCCGCGGGGTAGTCGTGCAGATCAGCCTGGTATGCTTACCGAGCCGGACGCTGAAGTTAATCTGGTCCCAGGCGGCGTCGAGGTAGTCCCAGGCCGCCAACTCGTCGCACCAGCCACCGTGGAACTGCGGACCGCGGAAGCGCTCGGGCTCGGACGCCGGGATCCCTTTGATCAAGCTCCCGTTAGTTAGCGTGATCTCGTGGAAGGCCCGGTTATAGTCTTTAATGAGAATCGGGGGGATCACTGACATCAGGCCGCTATCCCCCTCAAAGCATGTAGCACGCACGTCAGCGCTCGTTGGCGCCCCGACTAGCCATCGGGTGTTGGGCTCGGTCCAGGCCCACCAGGCAAGCTGCTCAGCCGCCGTGCGGGTCTTGCCGGCACCACGCCCCGCTAATAACAGCCAGACGCTCCACCAGTCCCCAGTAGGTAATATCTGATGCCTGTGGGCCTTAGATAGCCACTGCATCCTCCAGCCATACGCCGCCCGTTGTGCCGGGGGCATTGCCATGAACTGAGCTCGAACCTTGTCGTCCCCCAGTATCTCGGCCAGGTCACTCATTTTTTGGGCTTCTGCAGTCGTTTCTGTAACGCCAGGTTCTCTAGCACGCTGTCGAAGACCTCAGTCCCCACCGTCACCGCTAATGGGTTATCCTTGTCCCCACCGACCTTCAAGGCGTCGCCGTACTTCTTTGGCTTCAACTTGCTGGCTACCCACTTCCTGGCGTCAACGCGGTTCCGCTGCCAGGTTACCCAGCCAGAGTCGGTGCGGCTAATCCCCTTCTCATCAGTCACAGAGTCAGGCGTCTCGTCAGCAATAGCTAGGATCTCGTCAGCTAAAGTGTCGGCCTGCTCTTCCCGTGCACGCGTGTAATTCTCGGCAAAGTCTGGTCTTTTCAACAACCACACATAAATTGTATCTGGGTTCGGCATCCCCTCTTCCATCGTGATACTACGTAGCGACTCGCCGTTACTGATCCTGCCGAGGATCGTAGCCGCTAGTTCGTCTGTGTATATGCTGGGTCTTCCCATCTTAGCCATAGTGTGCTCCTTTGGTCAGAGTGTACTTACGCTTCTGGGGATTGTCTATCTTGTATCCCGTGATGAGCTTCGATAGCTCGGGCGAACATGATAGGGAATATCTTTGGCGGGTAAGCGGCGAAGGTCTTCCAGGCTTCCATTGCGGCTATGTCGTATAGCTCTTGGATTTGGTCTTCGGTTAACGGTTTCATCTCTTTCCCCGGTGAAGGTAATCGTTACTGGGCTCTGGCTTCCACCGTCACCTTTGGCTTAATCGTTAGTATCTTCCGGCCTGCGAACGTCTCTATCGGCGCCAAAATGAAGCACTCTCGTGTCCCGCCCTGTTCCTTGTACGCCTTCACTGCTTCCCGTGCTGACTCTAGCGTAGCATGGACCTTCTTAGGTCTTGCCGTTCCTGCAACATACATCATGTAAAAAGTAGCCATAAAAGTCCCATAGTTTACCCAAGGGTGATTAGCCAACCTCTTGCGAAGCCTAGCTAGTCTACCCTGCCCAACTAAGAGATCCTGTCTCATAGTCTAGCAACCCAAGATGGCAGCGATTCATCGATAAGAGGTTTGTCTCACCACTTGCCCTCTTATCTTGCGAAGTCCCTCACTGACAGGCTTCTCGGCTTGCTCCGGGGTGAATCGGCAGCCGGTGATTCTCGGGTTCAGTCCATGCAGACCATTTACTAACGCGCCCTGACGGGTACGCGGCACCAATAAAAAAGCCCTGATAAGTAGGCTTTAGGCTTGGTTTGCCGCTTATGAGAGTATGTCCAACCATATTCTCGAAGCTTTTGACGAAGCCTGCCTTATCAGGGCATTCTCTCGTTGTTGGAAACTACTGTTCGGCACCACCCAAACAGATGTGTGAATATTAATACGCCCAGACTAATACTGTCAAGTCCCCCGTCTTTCCGGGGTGTCAGGCCTGGCGAAACCGACCAAGGCAAACTCCAGACCACCGGTAGCCTATAAGGCTCCCTTGTAGGATGCCTTAAAGGTTAAAGTAGTGCAGCAAGAAGGAACAGTAGCACAATTGATATTGTTGCCACTACAACCTCCCACAGCTTAGGTTTCATTGTATCACTTTTCATCATTTGTCTCCTTCGATGCCTTGTCAATGAGCCCCCTAATTTCGTCAATGCTCAGGTTCGTCGCGTCATAGATACTGAGGATATGGGTAGGGTTCACTGGCACATTACGGCACCGGATCTTGCTGATCGTGGACCGTGACACGTCTAGCAGCTCTACCAGGTCCCGGTCACCATCTGCCCAACGATTCTCAATCAAATGGTCTAACAATGCATGGCGCTTCATTATTTGTACCTTGCGTCAGCCGCGCTCACGTACCGCTTGGGCCAAGTCACTTATTGAGTCAGCTATTATTTTAAGGTTTTCAGCCACATAAACAACAGCCTCAGTCAAGCTACCAACTCGCCCACCGCCGGGTGTTTCTAGCGGCACCGCAGACATTGGCGTAATTGATTCCGCAATCCTACCAAGGTTATAAGCGGTTCGATCCATCGCCCCCACAATGTTAAGAGGCGCATAGGTTGATTTATGCTCGTCTTCCAAAATAAAACAACGTTCAAGTGTGTCAATAATCTCGTGAAAGTCATCGGTTTCCATTTTAATTCTCCAAAAGTTTATTTTTAACGACGGTTGATACAACTTAATAAAGTGCTCTTCTCCTTGTTTTATTTAGTTCATACCTTCACCTAAACTTTTCATTGACTTGACGCGGCGCCTTAATTTATTCATTTTTGCAATGTCTTCGTCTTTCATGTACGGCCACCATCGTTGCGTTTTACTATCAGCTTCATACTTAGTAAGTTGCTCAATGAACCTTTCAAGATTAAAGCTAGGGTATTTTCTTTTATACAAAAAAAGACGACGACGTAAGTTTTTTTCTATCCAATCTTCGCTCCAATTGAATTTATTTTGCCCGTTAATGTAACTCATGAGTTCCTTCCTCTTATCTCAACCATAGCCTCGTCAAGAGCATTTTGAAGAACATCTTTCTCATCTTGCGTCATACCCACCGCTCTTGCGCGGATAGCTGCCGCACAATCCTCTGCATCGGGGCGCGTGAACTCACTTTGATTTTCAGAGTCCAACCATTTGTTCCACATTTGAAAACACAACTTCGCACATTCTTCGCGCTCTTCTGCTGCAACGTCATACTCATAAGCAGTCCAATACGCCGCACCGTGCGCTTGACGCCGGCGCTCTGCTGTTAATACTAACGCTGTAAACAACTCCAGTGATTGCCATTGATCCTCTGTGGCGTCGCAGCCTAGCGGCATGACCCCAGCGTCCTGAGCCCACTTAACAATGTTATCTCTAATCATTCTTATCCCCCCTCATTCTGATTTCATCTGCAGCAGACTCAAAGGCCGCCGTTACTAACGCGCTGTGCCACTTGGCTAGGTCCTCGCATAACTTCGCGCAGGCCTCACGCTCAGCCTTAACGCTGGCCTCAATTGCTAGTTGGATAATGTCAGTCATATTCAAAGTCATATAAAAAATGCATGAGCCAATCGGCATAAGGGACGTTATCTACTTCCTTCTGAATTTTATCGCTTAACATTCTAATGACGGCGATGCCCTCCTTATCATAAATATGCCGTAATACCACTCGTATAGCGTCATAATGCACCCCGTTTTTTTCGGAATTGTCTTCAATTTGTTTGTCGAGCGATTTAATTAATAACTCTAAACCGCGGATGTGCATATCGTTACAGGTTGTCATGATCTCTCCCACGAATAGCGTCAGCAATGTTCCCGTAAGCAACGCGCATTTGCTTACTCGGGGCGTAGTCAAAGTAATGGTCAGCCATCCGCGCACAATCATCCCGCTCAACCTCAACGCCAACCTCAAACCCCTGGTTATAGGCCTCTAGCCAGATCGTAGCCTGCTCAAAACTGTACTCAGCAGGTGCATCCTGTAACGTTACGCGCTTCATACAGCCTCCCCGTTCCTAGCGTGTTCTAAGGCCGTTTTAAGGCTCTCTACGCCTTCCATGAACCCCTGGTGGTAAAACGACTGCGAAAGGGCTAGAAGGCGCCCTAAACGGATCTCATCGGTCTCAGGGTTAAAGCCGAGCTGTATCGCCTTCTTATAGACATCGTCCGGGCTAATGCTCATAGCTCCTCCACCGTGATCAGGTACTTCTTGCCGTTCATATCCGTCACTTCCAGCGTCTTTTTGGTGCCCAGGAACTCACCGTTCGGGCCCAGGTCGTAGCCAATCTGGCCAACGGTATCGATATGCGCCATGTCGTCATGCGGCAGCAGGTTCGCTTTAATGATTGTCACAATGTAATCGCAGTAGGCCAGCATTTCAGTTCTCCCAAAGGTTAGCAATGATCATCTCTTCGATATCCGCAATTTTCTTGATATCCATCAGCTCTTCCAACTCAGGCGCTGGCGTGCCATCAAGGTGCAGCAAACCGAATTCGACTTCGGTGAAGCCGCGGTAGTCCATGTCGCTGTCGGTGCAGCTACGGTCCGCAGGTTGGTGGTGGAAGTGGGTAACGCTGACTAGGCACTCGATGTCGCCCCAGGCGCCGCGGACAAAGTACTCTAGGTAAGGATGTTGTTTCATTGGTCGGTTCTCCTGTCTGTTATGAAGTACTACATACGTAGTGTAACATCGAATTAAACAATTAGGCTATCTTTATTTAATATTTTTTGAGGCGCCTTACCTGCCAGTTCCAGATGCTCCAGCAGGGTATGCATAGGACCGTCGTCAGCCCCTTCGTACCAGTGCATCTTGACGATCATGCCGTCGATTGCTGTGATGAAGCCACGGCAGTGGGCCAGGCGTGGCAGCTTCTTGTTGAACTTGACGTGCTCTCCGACTCTCATTGTTTCCCCCCAGTTATTGGTGCCCGACGATCTGACCTGCGGCCATCGATGTCCATTAGATCTTCCTGTACTGCTTCAATTGCCTCTTCGTTTACGGTGACGGTCACAACCTGCCCAAACAAAAAACTAAGCTCAACACCATTCTCTTTGAACATATTTAATAACCTGGCAACCTGATTTAAATTTAAATTCCCATCAATTAACTCCGCTCTTGCAATTACCGTCTTAGCAATACCAGTCTCACAGGCTACGTCGTGCTGGGTCCAGTTAAGTGCAGCCCTAGCCATCCGCATCGCAATGCTTAACTTTACGTTTTCCGTCATTTCTTGCCCCGTAATGGCGTTGTCTTTAGTGGCGATACAAAAACCCCCCCACCTTTTGAATTTAAATAGATACCAACCGTCACGTATTGTCCAGGCAAAAGGGCGGGGTGCTTTTGTATATTTGATGACACGCCCTGTGATGTATAAAAATCAATGAGCGTGTTCACTAACAAAGCCTTAATTGGCATACGTCCGGTCTCTAGCCTGACAATCGTAGCCCGGGAAACTCCCAAGGCCTGCGCTACCTCGGTTTGAGACAATCCAAGGGCGCCACGGGCCATACGGCTGTACGCCGCCCAATTGTTCTGATGCTTAGGGGTGTGCGATTTGCACGACGAGTAACCTTGGTCGCCAGGGCCGAAGCCCTGACCGCACTGGCTGCAAAAAGTTTCTTGGTATTTCATTAGCGTGCCCCTACCTTGACGCTGAAAACGGCAGCCGTCTTGCTGTACGTAGCGATTACCTCAGCGCTTACGCCAAGGTCAGCTAACAAGCGCTTGTGGTCAATCGTAGTGCGGTTAGATTCGATGACGGTGGCCTTGAACAGGGCACCCTCGAAGACGTTACCGGTGGAACCTGGAGCGGTCGCAACGTCCTTCATTGCATCTTTAATGAGGTCTGCCTTGGCCGTCAGGTCGGCGATCTCTGCAAGCAAAGAACCAAGGTTGTCGATGATGTTTGCGTTTAAGTCGTTGTTCATGGTCGGTCTCCTGTGGGTTGTGAATCACTGGACTACAGACGTAGTGTAATTCGGAATTAAACAAACACACAAGAGATTTATCAACCAATTAGCTAATTCTTTTTAATCATCACCCTCAATCTGATAGGTGTTCTCTATTAGCCTTTGGATGGTGACGTTGAGCGCATCGAGCTGATCTATTTTACGGATCGCCCAGGCACGCTTCTGCCCATGCCAGCCCATCAGAGAGCCCTGGTGACAGTCGTAGCAGAGGGCCACAGTCGTGTACTGCAGCCCCTGCTTGACGTGGTGAGCGCTGCTTGGCGGTGGTGCATTGCAGACAGAGCACGGCAGGCTCTTGACCCGCTGCAGGTGTTTGCGCTCCGCGGCGTTGAGCTTATTGTTCACTGAAGCAGTAAAGAATAAAGCCGAAAGCAGCAACCGCCGCGGCGACACCAATAAAAAACCCGGCAACTAACAACACCGCGGCTAATGTGTTCATAACATGCCCCTTTTAAGAGATTTATTTTCTGGCTTATACCCATGCAACCACTTTGCAATAGCGTCTGTACCCTCTTGGTTTAGAAACCGAGACAAAGAAAAGTAAGTGCTCTTTTCAGAACCAACCGCGTCGCTTGCAAAACAAAGACAAATAAACTCAGTAATGGCATCTACATTTAAATCAAATTTATTTGCCCCGTAAAATTCAAGTATCTCCCTTGTATGCTGATGAGACCCTTTTTTTAATAAATTTGGCAACATAAATATTGTTGAATCTTTGTTGGCAACTTCCGAGCTAGGCATCCCCTCAAGCCACTTTTTGATTAGGTCAGGCATATCAGATATGACATAGCTCCGTGCCTGGCTATGCAACGGCAGCTCTTTAAACTTGTCTAAGCATTGACCAATTAAAGCCTCGTCAAATTGATCCGTGCCACGTAAGTGAACAACCGTGCAAGGCAAAAAATAATTCTTTATGCGTGCCTGAATTTTAATTGCAACGTCTTGCCTCAATCGTATGTTGTCAATTAAATTACTACTGTGAAACATTCTTATGCCATTGCTGACAACAACAACATCCCCATCGACATGCTCATAATCTAATTTATTCAAAGGCCCATAATAAGATTCGTTCAGGCAATTTCTAGTGAAGGGCTCCGCAATAAGTTTTTTAGTCCAACACGCCGGCTCAACTGATACCCCAGCATCAATTTGATTTACTACGTCACTAAGCGTGATGGTAGGAACATTTACGATCTCAAAAAAATCCGAGAAATCTAAATGCCCCTGGCCCCACATATCATCCCGCCAATCAACGCAAAGAAGGGCATCGTTAACTTTGCAATATTGAATGCAATGCGACAAAATTTGCATACGATCCGCAAACCCTTCAAATCCTTTTACTACTATTATTTGTTTTTTCATCGAATAAAATTTATTTAATTTTTTCTCTATTCTGCTTAAAAAGAAAATCATCCCGCACTTCGCTTGGCGGCACCCAGGGCTTACCGTCCACGAGCTGCTTACGCCAGGTAGACATCACATCCGCACCGTGCGTCCAGACGCGTCCCCAGGGGGTCTTAAACTCATCCTCGGCACGTTGCGCTGGCCGGATGTCTGCAACAATCGATAATCTGTCATGACGTTTCATAAAACCTCCACTAAAAAATTAAAGTCATCTGTAAAATTGGTTTGATCTTTCGTACTTTTTCAATCCCAACATGCACCTGCTTAGCATATCTATATTTTTGAGTCGGTGGAACGTGCACTAAGAATCGCTCGTTCTGGTCCATCGCTGCGACGACTATTCCCTTGTCCTTCGTTTCGCAGATTAGGACCCAGTCCCCGACTACAATCACAATGTTATCTTCCCTTCAGCCCTGAAGTTTGCCTGCTCAGTACGCCAGATCTCAACCCGCATCTGAGCCCCTGTCATCCCCCAGCGCAGCGTCTCCTCAAGCACCTTGGCCTCCTCAATCGCCTTAAACAGCGCAATGTAATCAGGATGCGCGTAGGCCTCCCTCTCCTGTGCCCCGATGGCAGATTCTCCGCTGGCCTTCATCAACAGGGCCTTCTTTGATTTAAGGAAATTCTCCAGATACCCACGCGCCCCAACGGCCTCTGCAAGCTTCCCCCGATTAAGGAAAATAAAGTCCACCATCTTATGCGGATCCCGGCTAAGCATATCGTCCGAGTCCTCAGGTTCTTCCTCGTCCCAAGTGTTAGTTAACGGCTTCATATTTATCCCCTGTGTTTAATCGCCATCAGATAAATCTACATGTTTTTTTCTTTCTTCAAGCATTGCCGTTGCGTAACGGAAAGCAACCTGTGCGCACTTTTCAGATGATCCTTTTAGGCCACAGTCGGTGCTGTATTTAGATATCACCCCGGCTAAAGCAAGCCCAGCATAAAAATCAAGCAGGTCAGTATTATTCATCTTCTGTCTCCCTTACTTCATAAGTTACCCGCACCGGCACCGCTCTACCTTCCCAGTACTGATCGTTCTCAAGATACGACTTTGCCTGCTTGCGAGTACGAAACAACAGCACCCGCTCGGCTTCCCAGTGATGCGTAGGTGGCCGGTTAATAAAAGACCCATGCTTCGTCTTGAGTCCCCATGCTTTCTTTTTCATTTGATTTCCTCAATTGATACGACCACTTTCCCACCCTTCTCCACCGCCCAAAAAATCCTCAGGTCTACTATCTGAGAGTCGTCCAGGTAAACCCCGCCATGCGCTAACCCGTCCAAGATTGCCTTCAACAAGTTATCAAGGTCCCTCTTACGATTGTCTGGCCGGAAGGCCTCTACCTCTACCTTGAGCTGCCCTTCCCAGTGCTTGTTAGCCAGGTTTAATGTCACAGCATCCTGGACCGCCTTACGATAGGCACGACCGTCCTTGCTGATCAGCATGCGCCCTTGGAAGGTTCGCCAGTAACTATTGACCGACGGTGGCCAGGGCAGCTCAATCTTTAGCATCGGGCATTTCCAATAGAGTGATATTGCCTCTATGTTTACGTATAGCGTCAGCGGCTGCCGGGTTAAACTTCTCAGCTATCGTTGCGCAGATCTCTCGTTCTATTGAAACCGACTGTGCAGTAATAACGATGGCCATTTTCACAATCTCTTCCTTAGCAAGCCCCAGCTCTTTATCAAACTCCTGTTGCGTGAACAGGTCTACAGCCCCAGCCCGGTTTAGAAACTTACGTTGAAACGCGCTCATCTCACTCATGCTTATCTCCCATTACTTGTGCCATAACAGATGCGGCGACCATCTTGTTTGTAATCCCCATTATTTTCCTTGATGAAACTTCATGTAACGCCATTCCTGTTTCAACGTCCGTGTTAAGCATTGTTCCTGCAATTCCACGACTTACAAGGTGTTGCCCGATTAATATAAGACAAGCATATTTATATAGCTCTGGAACATCTCCTAACAAGCCAGGTAATTTATCAACTACATCGTCATATACTTCGTAGCCAATTTTTTGCACATAAATTTGTTCGCTATCTAAATCTTCCATTGGTCATACTCCCCTCGGTTACCTAACTTCCATTGATTAATTACGTCCTTTTCTAGCGGTGAATCAGGACGTACCTCCATCCAACCCTTACGATAAATATTCTTCTCATCTACCCCACCACGTAACCACTTGTGCGCAGCGTCTCTGTTATCCATCCGGTACTTGATGACCCAGCGGACTAGGCACCGGTACTTGTGCTCTTCCTCAGAAATTTCCCTTGTCATCAAAAGACATCGGCACGCTGTCTGCCGCCTCCACAAATTGTTGGCTTGCCCGATGGTAGTGAAGGCCAAACCAATCCTCACCCTCCCCGTTCCGTTGCTTCTCGCACATCAACAGCACGTCATGCTCCGACTCGTCAACAAGCAACCCCTGCTGTATCTTGTGCTCCTTCTTTTTATTACGAAACACGAGCAGGACGTTATCTACCTGGTCCCCAATGGCGCCGGATCCCTTGATGTCAAACTTGTTCGGCGCGACCTCTTCGGACTGCAGCTTCTTAATGTGGTGGATCAAATGCACATGTACATTCAAGTCCCGCGCTAAGGCCGTCAGGTTATCGACGAAGTACTTCTGGGCGTTATAGTCATCCTCCGCGGGAACGCATTTCATCAGAGAATCGACGAAAATGTCTGTAATGCCGAGCTCAGTCACCGAGTACCTGGCCATCGCAATCACCTGCTTAGCCGTGGTCGTCCCCTGCTGGTCATACAAGTACAACCTGTCTTTAACGAAGACCTCGTAACGCTCCAGGACCTTAGCTATTACTTTGTCGCGGCTCGTGAAGCCAGGCTCGTCGATGTTCACCCCAGAGAACTGCCTGAGCATCCTGTAGATAGTCCGCTTCGGCTTCATCTCAAAACTAGCGATGCAAACCTTCCGGTTCTGCTTCATCAGATGCATTGCAATCTGGCCAGTGATCAGAGACTTACCCCCGCCGTTGGATCCGGCGTACAGGGTCACTTCGCCCGGCCGGAACCGAAAGGACATATGCGTCTTTAGCCAGGGCATCGTATAGCTGTGGTCTACTTGTATCGGGGACAGTACCTCTTCCCAGATCTCGTCAATCACCTCCTGAGCGGTTTTGACGTGCGTAGACAAGTCCGGCGCGTCAAGGTACTTCTCTACGTCCACCTGGGATGAATGGATTACCTGGTTACGCCTGAAGTCGTCAAACGCAGCCGCACGGGCCATCAGGGACGAGGAACTATCCTGCATAAGTAGCCGCCTCCCGGATCCGATCCGCAGCTAGGGACAGCCGTTGCTTGTCAACGTCAGACAAAGGCTTGCCACGCGACATATCCGCAGCGGCAATAGACACCACTAAGGCCTCGAAGTTAATAATCTTTAACAGATCTGTTGCGTAGAATCTAGGCTTCGTCGGCTGGCCACGGTGCCCGATCCGCTCCCGCTGCGCATCCTCAGGGAACAGGTCGCCAAGCTCCATACCTATCGCCCCGACCACCTCAGCCGCGGAGCACCCGGCAAAGCAGTGCAGCAGGATCCGACCGTCTGGGTTCTCTTTAATAGCCAGGGAAGGGCTCTTATCGGCGTGGTGAGGGCAGCAGGCAACAAAACTCCCGTTACGCCCCTTGACCTTCTCCAGGCGCCCTAGCAAGGCCTCTAGCTTGCTCATAGGATGCGCCTCTTGGCACCAATCACAACAGCAGCCTCCCAACGCTTTTGGTTCAGGTAGACCATCGGCGCCGGTATAAAGCCACGCACCCAGTCCTCGGAGCTCTTCATCTGTATGACGTGGTTCACAATCTTGGTACCTTCTTGGTCAAGGTTATGCGACCGCCACTTGTCCTCGCACTGCTTACGGGCAACCTTCCGGTCGTTCGGCGGCCACGCATCCCAGAAGTCCTGGAAGCGCTCACAAGGGTTCTTATCCACAGGCTTATCCACAGGCTTTGCCTTTAAGGGTGCCTTACCAGATCTTACTAGACCGCCTAGCGGTGCAGCGGCGCGGTTAATCTTGACCCGGTGTTTATAGGCGGCAACCTGCTTATCGCAGTCCTCATGGTGGTAGCCGTCGTCCTCCTTCGTAAAGAACTCGGCTAGGACCATCTCGACAACGTCAAGGTCCATCCCGACTTTACCGGCAAGCAGGTCAAGGTCTAAGGTCAACGGCCTCTCCGTCATGTAGTACACGTCGAGCAGCCGGCGGTAGGTCAAATCCTCAGCGCCCTGTAGACGAGCTGTCTGGATCAAATAGGCCTGCACTGGAAACTTGTACGTGTTCATAGGAACAGATCAGGACGTAGCTCGTGGCGCTTCACGCTGCCGTCAGTCAGGTGCTCAATCTGTACCGAGATCTCAGGGCTCGGGAGTTTAGCCCAGCTAATGATCTGGCTGAGCCAGTTCTTACTAATACCAAGCTTCTTGGCCATCGCAACCTTTGAGCCCCTCGGTTTAGATTGAAAGTATTCTGCAAGCGTCATGCGGGTTCTCCTTGTTTGTTTAAGCCGATGTTACACCTATTTATTTTCATGGGTCAAGCGTATTGTACTTTTAAGTTAAACATGATAAATTACGATCTCTTACCACCGACCAAGGGGAAATGATGGACGCAGAGATGCATCAGATGATGTTAGAGCGGCAGGAAAGACTCGAAGAGGCGCTTACTAAAGCAACGAACGGGTACGCAGGAAAAGAAGACTGGGAAATTATCTATGCCGAATGTGGCTTAAAGAAACCAAACCTAAAGGAAGAAAATCATGGGTCTTACACTTACACCTAATCCAGACAAACAGAGCAAGTTCATTGAGGTGCCGGTAGGCACGCACTTAGCACGCTGCTACCAGGTCATTGACTGTGGCATGCAGCTAGACCCGTACACCGTCGGGGAAACTAAATACAAGCACAAGGTAGCCTTGTTGTTTGAAGTCCACGGCAGGGACTACGCAGGCAACCCGTTGACGGTTAAAAATGGTGAGCCTATGTCGATTGACAAGATGTACACGGCATCTATTTATGAAAAGGCGCCGTTCTTTATCGACCTGCAGAACTGGCGTGGGCGCCCTTTTACCGCTGCTGAAAAAAACAAGTTTGAGATTAAAAACGTGCTTGGGGCCTGGGGGATGATCTCTGTTAAGACCGTCCTGAAAAAGAACGGGGAACCGAAGAACGTGATGTCAGACATTTCAGGACTACCACCAGAGCTAAAGAGCAAGCTGCCGGTTGGCTTTAATGAGCTTAAATACTATGACCTTGACGACCCGAATCAGGACGTATTTGACAGCCTGTCTCCCTACTGGAGAAAAATCATTCAATCCTCGCAAGAGTATCAAGGGCTTACTGGAAAGGTTGGCGATGCTTCAACCGTATCAAAGGATTTCGATGACGAAGACTCTATCCCTTTTTAATAAAAAGACAACAGTGGATCCAACACTGCCTATCTTAAACGCCTTCGGGACGCCAATTCATATGATGCGGCGTAACTCGGATCCAGACACAAGCCACGAGGCCGCTGAGAAGCTTACAGCCGGCAAGCTTGAGGCTCTAGTCTACGAGGTCATCGCAAGGCACCCAAACGGCTGCACAGGCGACGAAGTCTGCCGCGCCCTACCTATGCATGGGGTACAGACTATCTCGCCCCGCTACGCCCCGCTAATCCGTAAGGGTTACATCGAGGATACCGGGGAACGCCGCAAGGGAAGCACTAGCCGTCTGCAGCGCGTCCTCCGTGTTGTCAAAAAGGATCAATAATGTCACTCACAGCAAAGACCTGGGCAGCAGAGTCAGGGCATTGGTACACGCGGGACGGGGTGCCGGCTTACACAACTATCGGGGTAAGCGGCAGGGAGCGCTACACAACCCTGCGGGATGCCCGTAAGCTCAACCTTGTCCCGTCGGTGACGACCATCATTAACGTGATGGCTAAGCCAGGCCTAGACGTTTGGAAGCAGAAGCAGTTGCTCATGGCCGCCCTTACCTTAACTAAGGCCGATGGGGAGACGGAGGACGATTACATCTCCCGTATCGTCACCGATTCTAAGGAGCAGGGACGGCGTGCAGCAGACGCGGGTACGGCTATTCATGCCAGTGCCCAGGCCTTCTATGAGGGGAAGTCCTTTGACCCCGTCCACGATAAGCATATAGACGCCTGTGATCGCATCATCACGGAGAAGCTAGGTGTGCATCAGTGGATAGCAGAACGTGCCTTCTCCCACGAGCTAGGCTATGGCGGTAAGTGCGACCTGTATGTACCTGCAGGCGATGGCCACGGCGGCATGGTTGTTGACATTAAGACAAAGGAGTTCTCCGACGGCAGCAAGGTTGAGGCATACGACGAGCATGCCATGCAACTAGCCGCCTACCGGATTGGTTTAGGGGTGCCGGAGGCGCGTTGTGCAAACGTCTTCATCAGCAGGGATACCCCAGGCCTAGTCGTCATCCATGAGTGGGCAGAGGGGGACATCCTGAAGGGCTGGTCAATGTTCCTGCGCCTTTTAGAATTCTGGCAAATTAAAAACAATCACGAGTGAGGACGCAATGCTAAGCAAAGAGGAAGTGAAGCAAATATTCTTTTACGTCACTAGCGAAGATCCAAAGGGTATCTATGCAAACGAGGTAGATGTCCTAGAGTATGCGCAGAAGATTGAGGCGGTGGTCTCTATCAAGGCCCGTAAGGCTGAGCATGAGCGCTGCGTCAAGATCGTTGCGGAGATGAACCGGGAAGTCGCTAAGGGGCTCTTAACGCAAGTCCCTAAGTGACCGCCTCTTCTGAAAACGTAAAGATTGCCGTTGCAATAAGATCGGCACGGACTGCAATTGGCTGGAATCAGCAGGAATTTGCTGACTTGATGGGAACGGCAAAGTCCACTATCACTCGCGTGGAAACACTAGAAATGGGTGCAAAGGCAGACTTCCTGAACAAGGCAATGCGGCTGTTTCGTGAGGTTGGAGTAACGGTGGATCTTTACCAATTAGATGCAATTTCAATATTGGTTGAACCTAAAGCAGTCCTCTTAGCAAAAAGCAGACTGGAAGACGGCTCATTAAAAAGATCAGACAGGAAAAAAAAACCCCCAGCGGAGAGTCTGGGGGGAAGAGCCACAGCAAAAACAGTTTAAAGGGGCGGTACTTCTAAGACCTCAACGCCTGGCATGCTCTTCCTGTTCCGAAGGTAAGCCTCGTAGGCCCCCGGCGCTACTGCCATCGGGATGCCTATCGGGGCTGTTCCTGGAAACGCGGACAGAACCGAGCCTACGCCACCAATGCCACGGCGTGCCATTACACCAACGTCAGGCTTCGGCTTCTGGAACTCGCCGTAAAGATCAGCAAACTCACCACCTGCCTGCGCTAACGCTACCGGTGGGGCGACGTACTTCATCACGCCGCCCACGATCTTACCGACCGCTGTGTTGGGTCCAATCATTCGCCTAAAGTCATCCACTACGCCGTCCAGACCAGGCTTAGATGTCATCGGGATCGGAGGCGGCTTACCACGTCCTATGACGTTAGGGGGGCGCTGCTCTCCAGCTAATACGTTTGCGGCATACGGCGCCCGTGGGCCAGCTCCGACAGATGGGTCCGGCGTCATCAGGCCACCGAAGCGTGGGTTCTCTACGAACTCGCCTGGGAACATCTGCTGTACCCTCTGCATGGCCTCTCTGCGCTTAGCGATCAGCTCATTAGCGCCGCCGGCTTGCTTTGTCATGTCTAAGGCACGGGCAGCCTCAATATCAGGTAAGCCAAACGCCTTGCCGTAGTTAAACGTCGCAGAGCCACCAGCCTGGTTAATCGGCAAGCCACCAGGACGTGGACCGCCAGGCGGTGCAGCAGCCGGGGCAATCGGGGCACTAGTCGGGGCAGAGGGCGGTGCCCCAGGGAGAACCGCGGGGGGAGCGTTACGAGCTAACCCTTTCGCAAAGCCCTCGCCAAGAATATTCGCAGCAGAACTTGCGGCAGACGATACCCCTTTAGCGGCAGCCCTTGTCCCGGCTAATCCTAAACCTGCAGTACCGCCAAAAATCTGACCCATACGCTGCTCTTGCTCAGCCTGAGCTGCTGCCATGCGTGCCTCAAGGTCATCTTTTGGAGGGGTTTCTGTAGTAGGGGGCGCAGCAGGAGCCTCTGCAGCGGCGTCTGCCGGCGGGGCTTCTGCTGGTGCTTCTGCTGGAGGCTGCTGGCCAATTGCCTCAAAGACACCAGAGTCGCGTAACTTACGCAGATATTCTTTTGTACCTGACGGGAGGCCTTTACCCTTTTCAGTAAAGAAGGCGTGGTTGATGCCAGCGTTATAGCCAGCAGCGGCAAGCTCAGGATCCTTGTCTGATAGGTCGTAAGACTTCTTCAGGTACGCAACGCCTGCTTGAACGTTCTTAGCCGGATCCCGCAGGTCTTGTGCCGTGAACCCAACCTCTAAGCCGGTGCCTGGCTTAACCTGCATGAGGCCAATCTCGCCAGCCGAGCCGTCAGGAGCATTAGGGTTAATCCCGCTCTCGTTAAAGGCGATACCAAGGGCAAGCTGATACGGGACGCCCTGCTTGTTTGCTTCGTTGACAATCATCTCAGCATACTTACGCTGCGCTTCTGTCAGCGGCTTTGAGAACTTGAGGTCAGCCATTATTCTTCCTCATTCATAGTTAAGACGTGTTTTAGCGCCGGCATTGTCTCTAGTCTTTGGGGCTCCAGGTGCCGCGCTGTCCCTCTTACGCGTTGGAATTGCCGCATCAAGCTTAAACCGCTTAGCTAAAGCTTTTTCGTAATCCAACTTTATATTTTCGTATTCTTTTGACTCTTCAAAATTGTTGTAGTTAACGGCCTTGCCTTTATTATCTTGTTTAAACTGCTTATATGCGTCTGCAAGATCAATGTCCTGTTGAGCGTGCATCTTCAGCAAGTCCATCTTGTCTCTTAGCACTGCCGGGCTTGAGCTTGTTGTGCCTGGAATACGGCGAACAATAGCCCGTTCACCTTCTGTAATTTGGCCTTGCTTGTTCATCAGCTCCTGCGTATACAAAAGCTCAATCTCAGCTAACGATCCCGCAGCGGCCATAACGTTATCCAAGTCAGCACTACCCTTCAGGCTTGGCATAATCTGGAGTATGCTCTTCTCAAAGCCGCCTAAGTTAACGGAGGTATTTCCTGCTTTAATACCCTCGTTGATTAAGTTGCCAAGGGCAGACATTATGCCTGGGCGTGAAAATAAGCCGAAGAAGGATGGGCTCTCAGACAGCCTGTACTGCACATCGGATGCACTTGAATACATGCGCGATGCTATATTAGACCTCTTCTGCAAATCCTCTTCTTTTGCCGCAGCGGATTCTGCTCTCTTTGTTTGATAAACTTCTTGCGCCTTCTGCTGAGCCGCTTTGTCTTCCGTAGACAACACTTGAGTCGGCACACCTTCACCTTTAGCTTCACCCTTACGCTGTGGGCCTTTCAGGACACGGTCAGCCACCTCAAAGTACTTCGGATTGTTCGTTGACGCGTAGAGGTCAAGAAGGGTCGCAGTACGGGCATCCACCTTAAATGTCTTGCCACCACCCTCACCGAAGATTTGACGATCAACCTGCTCACCTTTCGGGAACGGATAGAACATGCCGGTAGCTAGGTCAAGGACGCCACTTTCCTTCGTCTGGTACCGCTTAGCTTCCATCTCCTGGGCTTTTTCAAGTGCTTGAGCAGGGCTAATACTAGAGTCCATACTTGCTAATGCTAAGTATTTCTTGCGGTCAAAGTTTGAAGATGGTGGAGCAATTTGAACGCCCTGCACACCCTCAAATCCAGGCGGCGCTTCAACCGCAACGGGTTGCGGTGCTTCAACAGTTTTTTGAACAGGCGACCTAGCCAACATATCTGCTGCGCTAGGCATACCTTCTACGGTTCCAACATCTACACCCCCAGATAATGACGGCAAAGTAGTATCAGGCAATGCCCCAGGGACTGCTTTAGGGGCGCCAGGAAGCGCTCCGCTAGGTTTCGGGGCTGGTGCACTAGGCCCACCCATCAAGCTCTGGAACTGCCTCTCGCGGCTTTTCTGGCGCTCAAGCTCTAACCCACGGCCTGCTAGGCCAAGCTTAGCCTCGGCGTACTTCTGCGCCTCTGTCATCTGCTGCGCTTCGCTCTCCTGCAGGGACTTGGCAACGTTACCTAAGGACTCGCCCCAACCACCTGTCTGGGTAGGCTTAGCGCTACCGGCAGCAATTGCTAAGAGGGTCGGCTCAAATAGTCTATTCTTACGGGCGTCAAGGGACGTCAGCATCTGCTGCAACGCATCCTCATAGGCCTGGTTTGCCGATGCTGCCTCTGGACCACCGCCAGGAATATAGGTCGTTGATTGTTTGTCGGCCACAATGTTTCCTTATCCGTTGTAATAATCTTCCCAGTCCTGCTGCGTAATACCATAATCTTCAACAGTGGTACCGCTGCCAGAACCAAGACCTTTAAGGAATCCACCTAAGCCGCCAATCACATCGCCAATATTACTGCCAGCCTTACCAAGGGCACCACTGCCAAGCAATGAGGCCAAGGTTGTTATGTCTTGCATGCCGGAGGTGGTGTAAGAGCCAGCCAATGGGCCTGTACGGGTCTCCGTCTCGCTAATCGGGATGTTATAGCCACGCATCAGCGCAGCAATGTCAGCCGCACGCTTCGTCGGGAAGTCAAGCTTAGCCTGCTCATAAGCCTGCTGCTCAGCACCGGCCTTCGTTAAGGCACCAGCCTCAGTTAAGCCATACTGCTGCGCCTTACCAGCCAAGTCGCCCTGCAGCTCAGTTGCCTGACGCATCTGGTCAGCCTCACGCTGCGCAGCCGTCAAGGCCTCTGTGTAGCCCTTAGACAAGGCGCCGTACTGCTGACCGGTCAGGTTAGATTGAATGTCTGCCATGCTCTGACCAAGGGCGCCTGCATAGCGCTGGCCACCAAGCCCACCGGAACCCACAAAGGCACCCTTTAAGGATGGTAAGACGTTACGTTGAATGTTCTGTTGCGACAGCCTAGCCATCTCGTCAACAACATTCGCCTGGTACGGGTTCATGAACTGGGAGATACGGTCTAGGTCCATGCCGCCGGTTAGATTGCCGGCAGTTGTCTGTGCGGCCGTTAAGCCAGGCAAATAGGCTCCGGCAGCATCCTCAACCATCCCATAACCTAAGGTCTGCATCGGGTCGTAAGCGGCAACCCCCTCTTCGGCAGTCGTCTTTAACGCGTCTGTGCCAACCTTAGACAGGTCGGTTAGGTAATCTGTGTAGTAGTCAGGGGCGGTCTGATCTTTGGTTGTCGTAACCTTTACATCAGGTAACGGAGCGCCTTGTAAAAAACCCATATTTATCTCCTAGACTTTGTCTTAATGTAATCCAGCGGGGACTTCTTTGCCGGGGTAGGCAGGTCTTTATGATTCCCGGCCCTGTGTGTACGTCGAATATTGTGCATCATGTCATATAGCTTGTCAGAGCCGGCCTTTGTAGACCCGTTACCTAAGGCAGACACCACGTCAGCGGGGATCACAAACTCACCGTCAGCTAACATCGCCGGGATGTCATCCGACTGCCCATCTCCGGGGCCCGTAACAGCGTCACCCTGACGGAAGTCTACTCTCTCCTTGCCACTATGCGCTACCGTAGGCAGTGCGCCGCCGGAGTTATAACCGTATCGAGTATTACCACCTGCAGCAAACAACGGGGTAGCTAACCCGCCCTCCTTTGCTGTCATATAACCCGCGTTAGGTGACTGCGCTGTTGTCTGCGACCGCAGAATTTCATCAATTCCGGTTGGCTTACCGTAACTAAAGTAGGCATCTTGTTGTGGCATGGGTTGTTCTCCAATTGTATTTTCTTGTGAGTCATCGCTAAACCTTGACTTAGCATAAGACCCTGATTCCATCTCTTTAAAGAAGTCAGCTAAAGCTCCCTCAAATGGCTTTTGTGCTGCCTCGCCAGAAGTAAACCGCTTACCAAACTTAGCGTAATAGTTTTCGGCAGTAGCAGCAGCACCGGCGCCCTTTAGCAAGTCAGAGAAGGATGCGCCCCTTGGCACAATAACAGGCTCAATTTCAGTCACTGTCCCTGTGCCGGTCCCAGTTCCTGTGCCAGTACCTGTGCCTGTTCCAGTTCCTGTACCTGTACCTGTCCCTGTTCCCGTACCAGTGCCGGTTCCAGTCCCTGTTCCAGTGCCCGTGCCGGTTCCAGTGCTGGTCCCTGTACCGGTACCCGTACCAGTTCCTGTGCCAGTACCCGTGCCTGTGCCAGTACCCGTGCCTGTGCCCGTTCCTGTGCCTGTTCCGGTTCCGGTTCCCGTTCCTGTCCCTGTGCCCGTTCCTGTTCCGATGCCGGTTTCAGTTCCAGTTCCAGTTCCAGTACCGGTTCCTGTACCAGTTCCCGTTCCTGTGGTTGTTCCAGTTGTAGTGCCCGTAGTCGTTCCGGTAGTGGCACCTGTTGTGGTGCCTGTTGTCGTTCCGGTAGTAGTTGAGGTAGCCGGCACTGGCCCTGTAGCTATCTCTGTGCCTTCAGTCTTTAGCTCGGAAGCCTTAACAAGATTAGCGTCAGCAATAGACTTAGCAACAGCAGCATCCTTAGCATCAGCAGTAGCTTTAGCGGCAACGTTATCGGCGTCAGCCTTAGCAGTTGCAGCAGCCTTGGCATCAGCGGCAGCCTTCGCATCAGAAGCGTCACTAGCGGCCTTAGCGTCTGCAGCAGCCTTAGCATCGGCAGCAACTTTAGCATCGGCGGTAGCCTTAGCAGCCTTAGCATCAGCCTCAGCCTTAGTATTTGTTGCAAGAGTAACGTTATTAATTGCTTCGCTTACTGTAGGGGCACCAGCAATGTCTTTTGTTTCTGTTTTAGTTGTTGTGACGCCTTCTTCTTCAAAAGTAGGTCTACTACGGTAAGCAGTAACCGATATAGGTCTACCTGCTGCTATATCTGCTTCCACCGTAGTATCCGGCTTGCTATAAGTAATCTGATTTTCCCCACCTAAAGGGTCATAATTTACTGAATAAGTATAAGGCTTACCATCTTTAGTAACGCCAGTAAAATCCCGTGAATAGAACGTTTGGCCTTCTTCAACACGCTCAAAAATTTCACCAGCGGTCTCACCTTCCCTTGGCTTTAAACCTGGGATTGTTTCAAGTTTAGCCCCGCCTATAGTGTCAATCCCTACCCCTGCAGTCTGCTCACCTAACTGCGTTCCAAGGTAAGGGTTTTCTTCTCCACCTTCAATAATCGCGGCAAGCTCTTCATCCGTCTGCCCTGTATCTGCCTCAGCAGTCTTAGTGCTACCCTTTACCTGGTCTTTAAATTCTCCGGCGGCACTAGCAATCAGCGCATTAGCTGCAGCAGTAGAAGCGTCTGTGCCCTTAACAATTGCAGAAGCAGTTGAAGATGCGACGTTACTAGCTACCTTCGTTACCTTGTTCCATGTTTCTGGAACAATGTCTTTAACAAAATCGCCAACTAAATTGCTTGCCGTACCGCCGGCAAATTGAGCCCCAAGGTTAGTCAAAAAAGATATTCCCACATCTTGGCCACCAATAACGCCTGCAGAAATTGCATTTGCGGTTGAGCTTGCTACAGCGTCCGCAACCTGCTTAAACGACATCCCAGTGGCATTTGCAAAGGCGTTAATACGATCAAAACCTATTCCTATATCTCCACCGCCAATTAACTTACCAGCAACCTCAGACGCGTTATATCCAATACCACCAGCCGCGCCACCGATAAGGCCAGCTTTAAAAACATCACTCGCGCTACCGCCGGTAATTAGAGTCAATCCTGCACTCAACGCAGCAGACCCAGCCATCGCAGCCGCAGTGCCCGTTAAGTTCATTGCCTGACCAATTTGCATCGCCCAGAGGTTAGCCCCTGGAATAATCATCATTGCAATTGGAAGAGCAATTTTAGCCATCTCTCCAACGTCACCAAGAAACCCCTTACCTTCACGCTGGGCATCAAAGAACTGCGGTGGGCTAATTGGAACTAACTTATCGCCGATCTGCTTGTATAAAACAGTCGCATGATTACCTGTAGCCTTTTGCTGAGTCTCTTGGTCAAAGGCACGCTTATCACCCTTCTCAACTAAGCCGGTGACTGCATAGATGTCTTTGTATTTGTCCTCAACAGCATTTTTAAAAGCAACATTATCAAAAACTGTTTGTTTAGCCCCGTATTGGCCTGTAACTTCTTTATAAAAATCATCTTTGTTAACACCAGCTTGCTCCGCAAAGTCCCAAATGTTGCCTTTAGTGGCAGGCTGGCCATAAGTTCCAGGTTGGTCATAAGTAACACCAAACGCGTCAAGACCACGCACTATCTTTGATGAGTAACTATCAAGAGCCCAACCAAGAGTATTATCAGAACCACGCAGATCACCAGAGATAATATTTGGGTTTTGAGCAGTGCTGCCCATCCCACCACCCACCATTGACGAAAGTTTTTCTCTTTCAGAAAACAAGTTATTTATTTGATTAGCGTCAAGCACGGCTACACCATTTACATAGCCATACTGTCCACCAGTACCAAATAAGGTTTTGTCTGTTGTCGGATCTTTACTTAAATCAACACGCTGATCTGCGGTAATAGGACTGAGAATAGGGTCAAAGTAAGCCTTAACCTGGTCATTTGTCATGCCAGTTACAGAAGCTAACTGATCCTGGGTTAACCCTCTGCCAAGCGCATATTGATATATAAGAGCAGGGTTAGACTTGTTGGCTTCATAAAAAGTTTTAGCCTCTTGGCCAGGCTCTGACGCTGAAAAATCTGCAGTAGCTTTTTGAGTTAATTCAGGCTCAGCAGCCTTCTTCCAGACTTCTTCCTCTTCCGGCGTAATCGCATTGTCTGCACCGATGGTGTTTAGCCAGTACTGGAACCCTTCTGGGTCCGTCAGCTTGGCATCTGCACGGCCAAGGACGTTGGCGTACAGTGCGCTGAGCTTGTCTTCGGCGTTTCCTGCGCTTACCCCGCCAAGCCCGACGTCCGTAACATAAGACGGGGACATTGAATGCCCAAAAGTAGACCTTTGGCGCTCTTCATTTGCTTTTATTTCAGTATCTGCGGCAGCTAATTGATCTGCGGTCATGCCTTGGAACTGAGCAGGCAACGCTAAACGTGCAGCATCCTCGTCTGTCGTAGTTGGCAAACCACCAGAAACAGTTTCCTGTTGTGCCGCTTCATTTGCTCTTATGTCACTATCTGCAGCGGATAATTGAGCTGATGACATCCCTTGAAATTGAGCAGGAAGAGCTAACCTAGCCGCATCTTCATCTGCCGCGCTAACGTTGGTTACATTAGAGGCCGTATTAACATCCCCTGTAAGGCCAGTAGAAAGTTGAGTCCCTAAAGTGTTCGTAGAAAGACCGCCAGTAGTAGCAGTGCCTACCCCGCCCATAAAGCCTTTAGGAAGCTGCACGCCAACCTCAACTGTAGGCAAGCCTCCGGTAGTCGCAGCAGTAGCCTCTTTTTTAGCAGCAAGATCTGATCTAATTTTGGCAGCAACGGCGTTGGCTTTTGCAACCTCAGCCTTAGTTGGCGCTACATAATTTGAAATAACACCGGGGGTATTATAAGGAATAGCCATAATTTACCTTTAAGCCACGCTAGGGTTGATGGCGCCTAATAATGCAGATGCCCAATCAAACCAGTTATCAAACCCAACGGGACCCGGAATACCTTCATTCGTGAACACGTCAATCGCCTTCAACCCACGAGCCCATTCAGTCCAGTCCATGCCCGGCGTAGGGATAGCAAGTTGATTCGCCGCGTACTGCTCGACCATAAGACATGCCCAGGAGTCAAAAGTATGATACCTGGGGTCATAGACTAGCGGAGGGCTTACGCTCGGGGTCATCATGATCCGAAACCTCGAACGTCGCCAAGGTCCGCGTTTAGCAGCAACTTACCTAATTGATAGTTACCGCCAACAATGTTTGAAATGAACCGCAGGCGTAACTCCCGGCGTTGCTCCTTCATGTCAATCTTGCCAATGTTAGCGTCAAACACATACGGAGTAGACTCCTGGTCATCACCCTGCGCAAATGGACGCCCAGTCACAACAAGGCTCATCTCACCTGCCATGACGAAGTCAGGCTCAACGCGCTCTAAGCGCAGCCACCGGTTAGTCCCAGCCGGAGACATTTCAGCAGGACCGCCGCTTACCCAACCAAGGTCGTTTGTCTCAAAGTAACTCTCAATCGCAACCGCGTTCTGGCCATTTACATAGTCAGTGCCGTACTCGTTCTGGAACACCTCAATTAAGTCCGGCTGCGTGCTAAACGTTAACAGCTCTGTACCGGTCGCCGTAGCGTTAGCAGTCATCGTGATAACCATCGTCCAAATAGAGGTAACGGGTATTGAGAATCCAGTGCCACCGCCTAAGTCAGCGTCATCAACCTCAAGCACATCACCAACCTGGTAGGTGGCGCCAGGGTTTACGATTGCGACAGCGGTCACAATATTGCCGGCAACAGTAATATTTGCCGTCCCGTTAAAGCCGGTGCCGGTTATAAATGGAATATTAGAGTAAGACCCGTTCACATAGCCAGACCCGGCCGTAATAGCCCCAAGGCCGTTAATGCCGCTAGTTGTGACCGTCTGCACCTCAGTGCCGGCAGTAATCCCCGTCCCGCTAATAACCTGGCCTACGATAACGTCAGGGTAGTACGTCGCGGTTTTAAGATAAGGGGAGCCGTTAACAATAGCAAAACTTGCTTCAAAAACAGGCTCCGATACCGTTGTTACCCAATCGGCCGCAACAGGAAATGCAAACACCTGCGAGAAGTACCCAGCGGAGCGCCGAGCACCAATAGCTCCACCGGCGTCGTACCAGGTATTCTCGCGGATATTGTAGACAATCGCGTCGTTACATTCAGTGGAATCGCCACGCGGGTAGTACCACCAAACCTCACCATATCGAGGTACTTTCGTTACCCAAACCTTTTCCCTGGCGTCATAGTTCAGATTATCAAAAAAGTAGTTCTGATTCATGTTGTTTTCAATTTCCTTCACCGTACCGTTGTACAGGAGGAATCGATCAACACCGATCCAGTAATAAATGCCGTCGTACTCAATCACGCACTGCGAGGACAAGATCGAATTCTGGCTTGAAATAATGTCGTAACGCCAGAAAGTCGGGGTAGAAAAGTTAGCCGTTCCTGCAATGCCTAGCGACTGAGGGGTATAGGAGACGCGTATAAGGCTGTCCAAGCTCCAGAACAGGCCTGAGGGGCTGTTAGAGCCACCACGCACGGGCAACCCCTTAACGATCTTCCCAGAGGCTACATTCACCTCATTAGCGTCCGCAGAAACCCAATCCTGTGCATTGCCGGCCGAGCAGTTTCTTAGTAAGCCGTCATTACCAAAAACAAACACGTAAGGGTGCAAGACGACAACGCCGCCCGATACGCTGACGTTGTTGTTAAAGGTAGCCGTCACCGTCGCACTTGCCGTAGCGTTAGCAGACAAGGTAACCGTCGTGCTAACAATAGACACAACCGTTGTCCCGTTAGGTATTCCCGCACCTGTTATGGACTGGCCAGCAGCAATTAAGATGTTAGTAGCGGCCAAAGTAACCGTAGCTACGCCGTTTGTTGTCGTTACGCTGTCCGTAAAAACACCAATCTGGGACAAAGTCGTGCCTGTTACGTCACCAATCAAAACAGGCGTGTTCGTAGTGTTATCAATCACAGCCAAATTCTGGCCTGGGTGAGCCACAAGAGTAGATAAGCCAGACCCAGCCACATCATAAAAACCGTCAAACTGCCAAAGGTTAAGATTCGATGGCGTGAAGTTATTTAACGTGAAGTTTTGAAAGCCAGATCCAACACCGTTACTGTCAATCGTTAGCGTCTGCAGGCCATCGCTGTACCCACTAAAAATATAGGTAAGGCCGTTCCTTGGATTAACCCAGATACCCCGTGATGGGCCTGTGAGCTGAGCCGAGATAACCCGGTACCCGCCCATCTTACGAGGGCGCTTACGCTGGAACCTGACCCACTTGCCGTCGGTATAAAACGCTTTATCAAAGAGCGTCCCGTCCCGCTGAATCCCAGCGACAGTGTCAAGGGCAAAGACTTTTTGGGTCATGTGAAGACACCACCAGCAATACCGCTAGGAATAGTTAAACCTGAGGCCGCTAAGGTCATCTCGTTTACCCCAAGGATAGACCAGCCGATCTCCCCAGAACCTGGCCGGTACATGCCAGTGTTTGTCTCAGAAGAAAAGTTTAAGGATGGGTTAACAACCGTCCCGTCAGACAAAGACGAAATGCTTGCGCCGGCACTAATCGTTGTTGCGTTATAAATATTTACCGAGTCACATAACAAAATAACCTGGTTCCCAGCAGGCACAATCGCCGTATTAGAGCCAGCCACGCCAGTCGTAAAGGTAATATCGTAAGGGCCAGGGTCCGTGGTTTGGTTAGAGATGTAATAAACCTGCACCGTCTGCGGGATTTCTACCGTCACAGCGCCGGTTAATGTTCCAATATACTTCTGGACAACATTAGCGGCCTCAGCAGAGGTCAATGTATAGGCGCCGTTTGTTACCAGCTTCGTTAACTGCGTGAAGTTAAACTGCGACACCTTACCCAAGCCGACCGTAAAATACGCCGTTCCAGAGCAGCACACAAAGCAAGAGTCGGCAGGCTGCAAGCTAACCGATGCAACGTCGTTAATATTTCCACTCGCCGGGGTAACCGCTAACGAACCGGTTCCTCCATTGCGCACCAATACAAACCAATCGTTGCCCAGGGAGGCAGGCGTAGGTAGGGTAAACGTACCAGCGCCGCCGTTCCAGATGTAGCATGAGGCCCTGTCAGCCGCCACAGCCGTGTAGTTAGATGAGAAGGTTACCGTACTATGCGACTGGTTTAAGGTCGTTGAGATAGCCTTTAAGCCGTACCCAGCTAGTACTGCCGCATCAGCCGATGATGTTCCGGCGCCGAATTGAAAAACGTTCCAGGTGCCGGCCTCGTCAGCATTGTCTGTTACGTAGATGTACTGAGCTTCTCCAGGGGCAATCGCAACAATAGTCCCGCCGTCAAAGTCGGTTACCGTAAAACTAAAATTGCCTACGTTGTAAATCATCGCATCAGTGCCTACCGATGTCTGATTCGCCGGCGGCATGATCAAGTCCCATCCAGCCTGGTCAGGCAGAACGTCCATAATCCTCGCAGCCGCACCGTCAGCCGTGGTGCCGTTAATTGGCCACTCTAGCTGTAGATCCGAGTTTAGTTCTATGTAGCGATAGGAAACGTCCGTCGGCTGGACTACGTTTCCTGTGAAGGGGCTGTTATATGACATAGTTAGGAGTCCAATGCGACGGCCTGACGGTCAGCTATGCGCATCGCATCCTCAGCCTTCAGAGTGTTGATAATGAGGTCGTACTGAGCCTGCCACATAGGCATCCGGTCATCGTTCTTCAAGAACGGCATCGACTGCAGTAACGTCCCGTACAGCATGGCCTGCGGGGCATAGGTTGTGAACCAATTAACCTGGTTAGTTGAGCTCAAGGGCTGGACCCGCTCGTAATAGATAACCTCGAAGTTATAGTCAAGGTCAGGCGTAGGCGCCACTAGCCAATGGGTGTAGTCGTAATCAGAGTAAAACTTCGGGACTTCCGTCTCGCTAGGGTTCGGCCAGTACTCCCGCAGGTACTCAGGCTTACGCAACAGGACAGGATATCGGTTGTTGGCCACTGTCACGTTCATGGAGACCGTCTTGTGCCACCGGGCAGGCTTATCAATCACCGACTGCGTAGCAATCATCTGGCTTTCTTGGACCGTCAGGTTGCCTAGAAACTTGATCTGGCTGGCAATAACCTGCTCAGCTAACATAATAAAAGTAGGAATCTTGTCTACCGTGGCGGTATCAGTCCGCTCCAGATAGGAGATCACGTCAGCCACTAGGCTGTCATAGGTCATCACAACTGCGGAGGTCATAATACTTTCCCTTAAACTTTCATAGACTTATAGCCATTTTAAGGTTATGTTGTAACTATGTAAAACGTGTATTCATTTGGCCAAATACCGAGACCGCTCATCACCTCGCCTAGCAACAAGCCCCCTCAAAACTTTCCCGCCTGCCTTCGTAAACTTTAAGAATTCCTTAGCGGCACCCTCAAAGTCTCCCCGGTTATGCTTCTGCCGTAAAGTGCTTCTTTGTAAAGTTCCTAGCCCAAGGTTAAAACTAAAGCTGACCAATGCGTCCAACTGCCCTTGAGTAATAGGACCAGGGCAATACTTGGATACGCCTCGGATAAACCTCTCAAGATCCTTAGAAAGCACCGCATCAGCCTCCTCCAACGTGAACTGTCTATTCCACCCCTCCGGTATCGGTAGAGACTTCCTCTGCTCTAACGGCACCCGTGCGTGGTTCGGGTCGCATACATGCCCAACAAGGCATGTCCACAAAAGTGCGGGGCATCGGTAAGGGCGCAGCTTGGTACCTTCGTGATGCCGGATCATCGCTAAGCATTGAGGGCTGACGTTCATTGTGGGCACCGACGATCAAAGTCTTTTCGCTTTAGTATTAATTGGCTGTAGCTTGTTTCTGGGTGGGCATTTGAATACTCCCTCTGTGCCGCCTCTACGCAATCTGCGTGCTTATCCGCGCAACCAAAAATATGGAACGCTATAAGAATACACAGCAGAACCAGTATTAATAGGCGGATCATTTGCCAAACGCCCTTCCCCCGAAATGGAAGGCAATTATTGAGGCAAACAGGGCCTGCGTGTCGTCATCCCAAAGCTGATCTGCGAGGATGTCAAAAGATACATTATTGTTAATGCCGTGGATGTACAGGCCAACGTCAATGGCCACTAGCAGGAAAAAGAAGCCGAACGTGATGATCGGACGTACACCAGCTCGGAGGTTCTTCATCCACTGGCTGGTGCCCTCGTTCAGGCTCATGTCGTGGGCATAGATAGCCTGCATTTCAGCCTGCTGGGCACCCATTAAGGCTTGCTGAGTGTCCGCGGAGGATTGGACCCTAATCTCGTCAAGCTTGATCTCTTCGACCTTAGCCTGGCCGGCATAACCTGCCGCGGCTAGTTGTAGCTCACGCTCAGTCTGCATGGCGGCTAGTTTGAGCTCATGCCCTTTATCTGCACGGTCCTGGAAGAAATCAAGCAGCTTTGGCAGGCCGCCCATCAGGAAGCTAATTAGCGTTGACAGTAAGGTCATCATTAGTGTTTACCTCGCTCTTCCATTAATTTGACCCGCACTTGTAGGTCATGAATGTCGTTGTATATTTCTTCTTTCATCGCATGGCGTCGTTCTGCGGATAGGGGGCTGTCCGTTGGCACACCTTGCGACGTAATCAAAGCCGGCATTTGACCCTCAATCTTGGTTAGCCGCTCAGAGAAACTACCAACCTGCCCCAACAGCCACACAATTGCAGACAGGGCGATGGGGATTATCGCCTTCATAATGTCTTGCATGTTCATTCGTCACCCCCGTGCCTAAACATCCACCAAATTACCGAGGGCGATTGCCTCTTTTACGCCAGCAACTGCCGCCTTTGCGACCGCGAAGGCCGCCCCAATCGTAATCGGATCCATATTTCACTTGTCGGCCTTTCCATCTAGTTTGTCGAATATCTTACTCAACATCTGCTTCATATCAGTGATGTCAGACTTGTAATCATCCCTGTTAACGTAAAGTAATGGGAGGTCAGACATCTTGTCTTCAAGGCGCGTAATGGAACGGGTCATGCTGTTGATGAGCCAACCCCCAAAGAAACCGGCAGAAGCAAATCCAACATTAATTAAGAATTGAGGTTCCACAACTAGCCACCAAAGGAAACAACTGCCATAGGGGCACCAGAGAACGTCCCGTTAACGATCAATACCCCACCACCGCCAAAAGAAGCGCCTACGAAGGCTAAAAGTATTCCACTCATTTAGAACCCCACTGATATCACTACAATGTTGTCATCAATAAATATAGCATTCGCTAATGCTCTAGGAGGAAACTCGATAAACGACCTTTTCTTTGCGCGAGAAGAACGGTAAGAGTTTTCTACCAGCGAATGAATAGAGATGAATTCATCCGTATTGTTAAATAATATTATCGCATCCCCCTTAGAGAACACGCTACAGGGAAGGGTAACCACCCCTCCCTGATCTATCCTAACGATTTTGCCTGCATCCGTCTTGGATAGGGTGTAACTCATGGCTTAGGATACTTTGCCTTAACTGCCGCAATCTTAGCCGCCATAGCCGTCATAGCATCAGCACCCTTCCACATTGCATCTAACTGATCCGCAAGCGCAGGATACTCAGCGCGACGCTTTGCATAGTAGTCAGGGTTGTCAGCGCAGACGATCTCGGACTTATCAATGGCAACAGTCTCAATTCCGTTAATACCGTCAACCTCACGCATTTTAGGACTAGCTGCCCATAGTGCTTCCTTGGCATCAATCTCAGCCTTAATACGACCCTCTGAAGCGGCAATGTATGTAGCCAGATCAGTATCAGGTGGCACAAACGTCATCCAGTCATACGTCTGGCCGTTATGCTCAACCTTCAGGATAGCGATGGCACGGTCTTCACCGGCAACGCCAGACTGCAAACCTTCAAGAGAAATCATTTCACTGCCTCCAATCTAAAGTTCTTACCCGGATGCTGCCCCGTTACTGGCAGAATCTTAATGTCTTTGAAACCTACCGCTGTACACAAGTCGCTCAATGACTTAGGGGTGTAGCCCCACAGATGCGGTGACAAGGCACCCTTTTCCTGTGTCTCAGGCGTAATACGATCTACGTGAGCGCCATAGATACACATTGCAGTCATGTGCTGATCTGCACCATCTTGCTCAAGGTAGTCTTTGCACAAACCAGCAAGGTCAGGAGTCTCCAGAACAAGCATACCGCCGTCCTTCAAGGTGTTGAGCCACTTCTCTAATACATTAGGTGCGCGGTGCTGGGGGATATGCTCAATCACATGGCTGGCAAATATCTCGTCAGCGCACTGCTCTGGCAGGTCTAGCTTCATGATGTCTTGCTTGATGTCGGCTGTATCGCTGTGCATATCAACGCCAAGGTAGCCATCAATACGGTCACGACCACAACCCATGTTGAACTTGATTGGCTGGCCTTCCTCTAACAGCTTGGCAATGACAGACTTATAGCTGCCAGTGCCTTCAGGCAGACGATCAGCCCAACGACGGTCAATAAACTCTTTGTCATCCAACGTCA